CTTACAACAGCATCTGAAGGAGTAATCTTTACTTCACCAAATGGTACAAGATTCAAACAAACAATAGATGATGCAGGAGCACCTGTATATACTGCACTATAATGGCAACACCTAGAAAAGGAAAAGCAAAGGTTAAAGTAACTAAGAGTGGTAAAAAAGTAAGTTACGGTCAAGCTGGTAAAGCTAAAGGAGGGGGGCCTAGAGTTAAACCTGGAACATCTAAGGGGGATAGTTATTGTGCTAGAAGTTTAGGTATCAAGAAAAGGGTTTCTAAGAAAAAACAAAATGATCCTAATACTCCAAACAACTTATCTCGTAAAAGATGGAAATGTTCTGGAGCAAAATCAAAAAAATAATGAATAAATTTGACAAAAACTTTATTACTATTAAATTATTTATGGGGTGGATCTTATTAATATTAATACTAATATGTTATGCTCATTGTTCAGAAGTATCTAAAACATCAAAAATACAAAAGATAATAAACACTCATAATAGTGTTAAAGAATCTGATAAGTCATATCCTATAGTTCGTAAGTCTCCATCTAGTCAGAAGACAGTAATAGGTCAAGATAGCATAAGAATCATACCTACCATAGACACTTTGAAAGTAGTGAATCCGTGATTAAGAGTTACTTTAATAGCGTAAAGGAAACATTACTATACTTTGACTTTCAACCATTGCTATTTTTTTGGGTTGTAAGTGATTTTTTAAACAATCAAGTACTATGGACCAATTTATCTTATTGGGAGAGCGTAGGCCAAGCAAATACGTATTGGTTATACTTTGCATACCTCTTTGGTAGTATTGGTATGCTTATATCCATTAATGATATAAAATGGCTATCTAGATTTATAAGTTATTACTTAATACTATACTTATTTTCTACTATACGTTATTTAGTAAGTGTATATACTACTGTGGATACTGAACCATTCACTATGGTAGATTTTAAGAATATATTAATAACATGTTGGTATGCATTCATGTGGATATGGGTATTATTTAAATTAAAGAAAGAAATGCTTAATAAATCAATGAGATATGAATGAGAATATACTCACAGTAATAATAACAGCAATAACAGTATTAGGTGGGGCAGGAGCATGGAAGTTTTATGAATTTATTATTCGTAATAAAGCAGTTAAGAATAAAGAAGACCTTGCTGAACAGAATATATATAGGGAAGACCTAAAAGCAAGAGTAGATAAGCTTGAGTCAGATAAAGATGCATGCAATAACTCTTTGTTAGCAATGAGTATTGAGCTAGCATCAATTAAAGTCAGAATAGAGTTTGTAGAGAAGGAAAATGAAAGACTAAAATATAGACAATGACAAAAGGTGAATTAGTAAAATTAGGGTTTAATAAAGTTTTAATAGAACATATTGAAGATATGTATGTATCAAATAATTACTATTATGAGTTAAGTTTTGGGGAACTAGTATTTATTTCTGGTGATAAAGATCAAGCTGATAATGATGATGGTTGGTATGTCACCACTCCATGTCATTCTTTAAAATTCCACCACTTTGCGGAGCTTGAAACCGTAATCAATATCTTTAAACGTAATAAATTTTCATAGAATAGTCCAATAAACTTTTTTTATTTAAACTTTTTTTATATCTTTGCTAATATTAATTTAAAATATTAGACAAATGACCAATCCAGATTTATCAGACAAAGAACCTCAATTAAGCAAAGAGGAACTCTCAAAACGTAGAGAAGAGATCACAACATTTTATAAAGACAACATCCCTCATTTAGAAGTTCAGGCTGATTATGAGATGTTATTAGCTGCTATAGAAAAAGCTAGAGCAGAAAGAATGCAAGCACAAATGTTTATGGCTCAGCAGTATGCTGACCAAAAAGAAGGTGCCGTAGACCCTAATTCTGAAGAAGGCAAAGCTTTTAAAGAAGCAATGGCTAATGCAGTAGATCCTAAATAGATATGAGACAGCTTAAAAAAGGCAGTAAAGGCCCTGATGTACTTACCCTTCAAAAAAAGATAGGGTTATCACAAGATGGTATGTTTGGTCCTATGACAGAAAAAGCTGTAGAAAGATATCAATTAGATAAAAACTTACCTATAACAGGTATAGTGGATAACTTAATGTGGAGTCTTATTTTAAACATTGAGTATTCCATTCCAGATGAAATTGATGAAGATACTGATTTACATCAACAATATTATAAAACTAGTTATGATCAAATAATTCATAAACACTTTTTACCTAAATCAGAATATATTGATAATAAAATTGTTAATGAATATGTTTTTCTACATCATACTGCAGGTAATTCAAATCCATATGCATGTATAGATTACTGGGGTAGAGATACAAGAGGTAGAATAGCAACAGAATTTGTTCTAGGTGGAAAGAATCATAGAAATGGTAATAATGATCATGATGGTGTTATGGTTCAAGCTTTTCCAGAAGGTAATCAAGGATGGCACTTAGGTAAAACAGGATCAGGTTATATGAACCGTCATTCTGTAGGATTAGAAATATGCAATATGGGATATTTAAAGCATGAGGATGGTTTATATAAGACATACGTTAATTCTAAATGTGAAGAAGATCAAATAATAAGATTAGAAGAACCATTTAGAGGTAATCTTTTTTGGCATGCATATACTAATGACCAGATTAAAGAAACTGAAAAGTGGATAAGATGGGTTGGTGAAAGAGATGAGATAGATGTGAGATTAGGATTAAAACAATTCATTCAAAAATATGGACCTCATAAAGGTTTTGGATTTGTAGAGGAAGCCTATTATGGAAAAGTAAAAGGATTATTAACACATACCAATGTCAGAAAGGATAAGTCAGATTGTTATCCTCACCCTGATTTAGTGGATATGATATTAAGTTTATAAAATGGCAATAGTAAATAAAGTAAATTTTAAATTACAAACAGATATAGATACATGTATCAAGTATCAAATATTAACGTATTGTTTTTTTGAAAACATATTGATTAGTAATTCAGATTTAAAGTTTTTAATGGAGCTTTCAAAGAATAATAAAATTGAGTTAACTCAGTTCTGTACTACTTTAGTGGATATGGAAATATTTAAAAGTCCTCAGTCTGCTAGAAATGCAATTACCAAAGCTGAAAAAAAACAATTACTTACTAAAGATGGAATAAATAAAAAAACAATTTCTATTAGTAAAGTGATTAATGTACAGGCCAAAGGTTTAGTTTTACTTGATTATAAAATATTAGGAAGTGAATCCAAAGAGTCATAAGGAATTTAAGAAGGGTATTGCTGATGAAGTAGGAGTGCATGAATCTGTTGTAGATGATTTTATTTCTTTCTATTATGGAAAATTAAGATCTAAGTTATCTAAGTTAGAATTTCCAAGAATTTATGTTCAAGGATTAGGTACATTTTATTTAAGAAAAAACAAACTTGAGAACGCAATAAAAAAAAATAAAAGTATATTAGGTAACTTGACTAAAAGAACATATATTGGGTTTGCAAAAAGTGAAGACATACAAAATAACATTGTTCAAATGGAAAAAGCAATGAAACAAATGGAAAAGGATATATTAAATAAAAAAAAGTTTAAAAATGGTAAAGTGGAGTAAGTATTTAGCTGTGTTTAAAAACATTAATCAGATAACTGAAGGAATAAAGAATAATGTATTTAGAAAAGAACATATAGAAGCTGTTGCTACAGATAGATTTCAAATATGTATTGGTTGTAGTTTATTTGATGCAAAAGGAGATAGTTGTATAGCTCCAGGTACTCAACCTTGTTGTTCTGATTGTGGATGTAGTTTAAAGTTTAAAGTAAGATCATTATCAAGTGAATGCCCTAAAGGATATTGGGATGCATTAGTACCTGAAGAAACTGAAGAATTAATAATAAAACAAATAAATGAAAATGAGCAATAAATTAACTAAAGCACAAATAATAGGAGAGTTATTAACAGAAGAACAAATTACAACAGAAGAGGCAATTACTTTATTGAGTAGTGAACCCACCACTATAATTTATAATATTCAGTTGCCAGAAAATGAAGAACAACCCTTATATGGTAATATGTGGGATCAATCATCAACACTAGACTAATGACATTACAATTTAAAGAGGAAGGACATATATATGAAAGTATAGATAAAGATAATATTACTTGGGTAAGTGTTACATCTTTAGTGGGTAAATTTAAACCTAAGTTTGATAGAGATGGGCAAGCTATTAAATCATCTAAGAATAAAAGATCTAAATGGCATGGTATGACACCTAAAGAAATTATAGCTGCGTGGGATGGTGAAACAAAAAGAGCTATAGACTTAGGAAACTTTTATCATAACCAAAGAGAAGATGATATGATAGGTTTAAATACAATAGGAAGACATGGTGTAGAAGTACCCATTATAAAACCTATTATAAATGAAGAAGGAATAAAGATATCTCCTGAACAAAAGGTATCAGAAGGAGTATACCCTGAACATTTAGTTTATCTTAAATCTGCAGGCATATGTGGTCAAGCTGATGTTGTAGAAATAGTTAATGGGTATATTAATATCAATGATTATAAAACAAATAAAGAAATAAAACATAAAGGGTTTACTAATTGGGAAGGTATAACTAATAAGATGTTTAGACCATTAAATCATTTAGATGATTGCAATTTAAATCATTATAATTTACAATTGAGTATTTATGCGTATATTATTAAGAAGCATAACCCTAAATTAAAGATAGGAAAACTAACTATACAACATGTAAAATTTAAACAAGTGGGTGAAGATAAATTTGGCTATCCTATAAATGAACATGTTAATGGAGAACCTGTTTTAGAAAATATAAAAATATATGAACTACCATATTTAAAAGATGAGGTAAATTCATTAATCATGTGGCTAAAAGATAAAAAATAAAACTATGGCAAGAATACCTATTTACCAGACAAACTGGCAAACCTTAAAGCAAATTTTTCCTGTACCACAAACAGGGACTTTAGATCCAGCAGGAAAAGTACAAGGATTTGCATTAAATATTACATCAGATGTATATTTAGATGTAAATACTATAATATATGTACAAGAATACTTTGATCTAGGTACTTTTGTTCTACGTGATGCTAGAATTATAGGTTTAGAAGGAATGGCAGCAATAGTAGTAGAAGAATCATATGATACAATCAAAGCTTTAATGACTAAAGATTGTACAACTTTATGTACTGACGCATGATAGTAAAATTATTTGACATCCAAAATAGTAAGGTTGTAGTAACAGAACACTGTTATACATTACCTTTTTTAAAAGTAATAATGGAAGAATATCCAGTTACATATATGCAAGTATATCAATACTTATTTTATATGGCTTGTCCTAATCCTGATCTTAATCCATTCTTTAATTTACCTGAGCATGAAAAAGAAGATATTATTATTGAAGAGATTAAACTAGAAGAATCTCCGGAAGATCCTAAAATTAGATATGCATTAGACATGTGTAAAAAATTATATGAAACACCTACTTTTAGAGCATATGTAGGAATTAAATCTATGTTAGATAGATTGGGTAAATATATGGAGGTTACACCAATAGAACATGGTAGAGATGGTAATATTAACTCAATGGTTAATGCTGCTGCAAAGTTTGAACAAATAAGACAATCATACAAAGGAGCCTTTACTGATATGAGACAAGAACAAGAAAGCTCTGTACGTGGTGGTGCAGGATTAGCATATGACCAGTTATAATAATAAAAATAAACAAATGAAAAACCAAATAGTAGTGCCAGTAGGAATGAAACTATTGATTAAAGAAATAAAAGCAGAGACAAAGACTGCTTCTGGATTAATCATACCAGAAATAGCTCAAAAAACAACTTACAAGGGTGAAGTAATTGGAAGAGGTGATGAAGTAGAAGAAATACAAATTGGTGATATAGTACAATATGCTGAGCATGCAATGCCTACATCAATGACACACAAAGGCAAAGAACATTTATTATTGCAAGTTGGTGATGTATATGCTATTATAAGATATGAGTAGAGTTATACCTACATATGATAAAGGTAAATGGGGAGTTACTGAATTTGATACTGATGCAGACTTTAGAGAATATTTAGAATCTATTTTTAAAGAACCAGGAAAATATGACTTTACAGAATTAGCTTTTAAATTTAATGAACAAGCAAGAGTATTTAATTCTGAAGGTTTTTATTGTAATTCACCATTTAGATCCAAAGACTTTACAACTTATTGGGAAGATCAAAAGAATAAATGTAGAACTGGGGTTATATATAAAGATGGAGATAAACATTGGTACTTAACCAGAGATTATTATATGTGGTTGAACTTCTTACCTATCTTTGATAAGGAAGAGAAGCATTATGGATTTGCCAAAGTAAGAGATGCACAATATCATATGGCATTATATGAAATCATTGCTGAGTTAAATAATCAACACGTTGCTATACTAAAGAAGAGACAGATTGCCTCATCTTATTTTCATATGGGAAAGATTATAAATCAATACTGGTTTGAAGAAGGATCTATATGTAAAATTGGAGCATCACTTAAAGATTATATTAATGATAAAGGTTCATGGAAATTTTTAGAAGAATATAAAACATTTTTAAATGAACATACTGCTTGGTATAGACCAAGTAATCCTGAGAAGGTTTTATTATGGCAACAACAAATTGAAGTCAAAATAAACAATAGAAAAACATCAAGAGGTCTTAAGTCTAAAATACAGGGTGCTTCATTTGAGAAGAATGCTACTACTGGGGTAGGGGGCCCATGTACTTACTTTTTTCATGAAGAAGCAGGTATTGCAAAAAACATGATGCAGACATATGAGTACTTACGTCCTGCTATGTCTTCTGGTATGATTACAACTGGACAATTTATTGCTGCCGGATCAGTGGGTGATTTGCAACAATGTAATCCATTAAAGGATATGATTCTTAGTCCAGGTGCCAATGATATTTATGCTGTAGAAACTAACCTTATGGATGCTGATGGTACTATTGGTATGGCAGGATTATTTATTCCTGAACAATGGTCAATGCCACCTTACATAGATGACTATGGCAACTCTCAAGTAGAAGAAGCTATTAAAGCAATTAATATAGAAAGAGCAAGATGGAAGAATGAATTAAACGGAGAACAATTTCAATTAAGAATATCTCAAAAACCTCTTAATATTGCTGAAGCTTTTGCATATAGAAAAGAATCAATATTTCCACAAGGTATATTAAGTAAACAATTAAAGAAAATTGAAGAAAAAGAATACCCTTATGAACTAATTGCTTTAGATAGAGATGAGACAGGAGTAATAGCTAAGAGAACAAGTAAGTTACCTATAACTAAATTTCCAGTAGATAAAAAACAACAAGATAAAACAGGAACAATAGTAGTTTGGGAAAGACCAACAAAATCACCTGCATTTGGATCATACTATGCTTCTATTGACCCTGTATCAGAAGGAAAGACAACCACATCAGATTCACTATGTAGTATTTTTGTATATAAGAATGCTATAGAAGTGACTAGGCAATTAGAAAGCGGAGATGTAGAACAATTTATTGAAAAAGATAAGGTAGTTGCTGCATGGTGTGGTAGGTTTGATGATATAAATAAGACACATGAAAGATTAGAGTTAATTATAGAATGGTATAATGCTTGGACAATTGTAGAAAATAATATATCATTATTTATACAACATATGATTGCAAGAAGAAAGCAAAGATATTTAGTTCCTAAACAACAGATATTATTCTTAAAAGAAATAGGATCTAATAAAACTGTATATCAAGAATATGGATGGAAAAATACAGGTACATTATTTAAAAGTCATTTGATTTCTTATGCAATTGAATTTTTAAGAGAGGTGATAGATGAAGAAACAGATACGGAAGGTAATGTAATGACACAAACATTAGGTATAGAAAGAATACCGGATCCTATGCTTTTAAAAGAAATGCTTGCATATCATCCTGGTTTGAATGTGGATAGGCTAGTTGCATTTGGAGCATTGATTGCTTTTGTAAAAATACAACAGTCTAACAGAGGATATACAAAAAGACGTGAATCAGAGGGTGATTCCTTGGTAAATCCAGAAAAAATGAGTAAATTAAAGTATAGTCCGTTCAAAAATATTGGACGGAATGGAGTAACTAATTCTAGAAGTAGGAGATCTGGCTTTAAAAATTTTAAATAGATGAGAGTATTAAATGCAATGCAAATGAAGAATGGTGCCAAAGCAGAGAGTGGGCCAACATTTTCTAGCTTAACACAGCCAGTTCAATTTATACCATATAAAGATAAAACTGATAATTGGGCAGCATGGAATTTAGACTGGTTAGAATTACAAGGTATAGAATTTTTACGTGTAAATTCTAGAAGACTTCTTAAGAATTATAAATTAGCTAAAGGTGTAATTGATAAAACTGATTATATAGTTGAACCAGATAATGACTATAAAGATATGATGGATGTTCTTACTAAAGAGAATGATTCAGCATTAGAATTAAAGTTTTACCCAATTGTCCCAAATGTAATTAATGTATTAACTGGTGAGTTTGCTAAGAGATATTCAAAAGTACAGTTTAGAGCTGTTGATGATGCTTCTTATAATGAAATGTTAGAACAAAAAAGACTTCAAATTGAAGAATCTTTATTGGCTACTGCTGAAGCAAAAATGGTACGTAAGATGATTGATATGGGAATGGATCCAGCATCTGAAGAAGCACAACAACAACTTGATCCAGAAAATATAAAGTCATTACCAGAAATAGAAGATTTTTTCAGTAAGTCTTATAGAAGTATGGTAGAAGAATGGGCATCCCATACACTTGCAGTAGATGAAGAAAGATTTTATATGCAAGAACTTGAAGAAAGAGGATTTAGAGATATGCTTATTGCAGATAGAGAATTCTGGCATTTTAGAATGTTAGAAGATGATTATGATGTAGAGCTATGGAATCCCGTATTAACTTTCTATCAAAAATCTCCTGACCAAAGATATATAGCAGATTCTAACTATGCAGGTAAAGTAGATCTAATGACGGTAGCTGATGTAGTAGATAGATATGGATACTTAATGGATGCTAAGCAATTAGAATCTTTACAAAAAATTTATCCAGCTAGATCAGCACAATACCAAGTAAATGGATATCAAAATGATGGTTCATATTATGATGCAACTAGATCACATGAGTGGAATACTAATGCACCTGGTTTAGCATATAGACAATTTACTAGTAATTATCAGAATGATCCAGCAAGAGGTGGAGACATATTAAGTGAAATTCTTGATGAAAATGAAGATATATCTATGTGGGGTGAAGGAAACTTAATGAGAGTTGCTACTATATATTGGAAGACTCAAAGAAAAGTTGGACACTTAACTAAAATAGAAGTTGATGGTGAAGTAACTCAAGAAATTGTTGATGAAACATTTAAGATTACTAAAAAAGCTGTATTTGATACATCTATATTTAAGAACAAAAGTAAAGAGAACTTATTAGAAGGAGAACATATAGATTGGATATGGATCAATGAAGTATGGGGAGGAGTTAAAGTAGGTCCAAATCTTCCAGCAATGTGGCAATCTACAATGGGTGATAATATAAACCCTATATATTTAGGAATTAACAGAACTAAACCTGGTAGGTTACCATTTCAATTTAAAGGTAACAACACACTTTACGGGTGTAAATTACCTGTAGAGGGAAGGGTATTCTCTGATAGAAACACTAGGTCTACTTCTTTAGTAGATTTGATGAAAGCTTATCAAATTGGTTATAATATGGTTAATAACCAAATTGCTGACATTCTCATAGATGAATTAGGAACAGTAATTATGTTTGATCAAAATGCTTTACCACGTCATTCAATGGGTGAAGATTGGGGTAAGAATAATTATGCTAAAGCATGGGTGGCAATGAAGGATTTCCAAATGCTACCTTTAGATACATCTATTACTAATACTGAGAATGCAACTAACTTCAATCATTACCAAACTCTAAACATGGAGCAAACTAGTAGATTGATGTCAAGAATACAATTGGCTAATTATTTTAAAGAACAATGCTTTGATGCTATAGGAATTAATCCACAACGTCTAGGAGGAGCTGTATCAGCTCAAACAGCAACTGGAGTAGTACAAGCTATGCAGCAATCATATGCTCAAACAGAGATGTATTTTGTACAGCATTCTGATCATCTGATGCCAAGAATACATCAAATGAGAACTGATCTTGCACAATACTACTGTAGTACTAATCCAAGTGTTAGATTATCATACATCTCTACAGAGGCTGAGAAAGTTAATTTTACCATTAATGGTACTGATCTATTACTTAGAGACTTTAATGTATTTGCAACTACTAAAACTAATCATAGAGCTATATTGGAGAATCTAAAACAAATGGCTCTTACAAATAATACTACTGGAGCAAGTATATATGAATTAGGTAATATTGTTAAAGCTGACTCAATTGCTGAAGTATCAGATATCCTAAAAGATTCTGAAGCAAGAATTCAAAAACAAAGAGAGCAAGACATGCAGCAACAACAACAAATGCAAGAACAACAACTCCAAGCTAAAGCTCAAGAAGAACAGCAAAAATTACAAGTTGAAATATCTGAAAATCAAAAAGATAGACAGAATGATATTACATTAGCTGAAATTAGGTCAGCAGGATTTGGTGCACCATCTGATATTAATGAAAATAAAGTATCTGATTATCAAGATGCTATGAAAGATATTAGAGAAACTACTCAGTATAGAGAACAAATGAATATGAAGCGTGAAGAAAATGCTTCAAAATCTACTCAAGAAAATAATAGATTAACTGTAGAAAGAGAGAAAATATCAAGTCAAAACTATATAGCTGATACAAAACTTCAAATAGCCAAAGAGAATAAAAATAAGTATGATGTTAACAAAAAGAAGGATAAAAAATAACTGTTAGCTATATACTGCAATTTATTTTCACTTTTACTAAAATTTATTAAGTTTATCATGCCTGAAATGTAATAAACATTTCTTATATTATATGTATAGTAAGTATTAATATTAAAACCAACAAATATTATGAATGCAACAGAAACGCAAACTGTGAAAAGTAACGTAGAAAAAGTAGATATTAATTTAGATGAGATATTCAATGCCGCTCCAAGTGGTGCTGATATGTTACAGGATGATACTGCTTCAAAAAAACCTAAAAGTATTTTTTCAGGTTTACAAGAAAAAGCTGATATGTCATTTGCTGATCCAGATAATGATGGAGTAGATGATATAACTGCTAAAGTAGATGAAAAAGAAGAAAAAGAAGAAGCAGAAGAAAAAACTGAAGTATTAGCAGATGATAAAACTGATAAAACTGAAGTAAGTGGAAAAGATAAAGATAGTGCTAAAGATATTTTAGATTCTTTTTCTGAAGAGGACACTGAAGAAGAAGACACAAAAGAAAAAAGAGGTAGAAAATCTATTAGTGGTATCTCAGATGTATTTGGTAAATTGATTAAAGATGACAAGATTGTTGCCTTTGATGATGACAAAGCATTAGAAGAATATACTGCTAAAGATTGGGAAGAACTTATTGAAGCTAACTTAGAAGAAAGAGCTAATGAAGTAAGACGTGAAACTCCTAAACAATTTTTTGCTAGTCTACCTCAAGAATTACAGATTGCTGCTAAGTATGTAGCAGATGGAGGAAAAGATCTAAAAGGATTATTTTCAACATTATCAGAAGTAGAAACAACTAAGAGTTTAGATATTAAGAAAGCTTCTGATCAAGAAAAAATAATTACAGAATATTTAAGTGCTACTGGATATGGGAACACTGAAGAGATTCAAGAAGAAATAGAAATTTGGAAAGACTTAGGAAAGTTAGAAACACAAGCTTCAAAGTTTAAGCCAAAATTAGATAAAATGCAAGAGAAAGTTGTTGCTCAGAAATTGAAAGAGCAAGAGATGAAACAAAAACAACAAGAAAATGCATCACAAGCATATATGAAAAATGTATATGAAACATTAAAAGAAGGTAAATTAGGAGACATTAAAGTAGATAGAAAGACTCAAGCTATGTTGTATAATGGATTGGTACAACCTAATTATCCATCAGTAAGTGGAAGAAACACAAATTTACTTGGACACTTACTTGAGAAATACCAATTTGTTGAACCTAATTATGCATTGATTTCAGAAGCCTTGTGGTTATTACAAGATCCTGTAGCTTATAAAGCAAAAATCATGGATAAAGGAGCTCAACAAAGTGTTGAGAAAACGGTTAGAAAATTAAAGAGTGAACAAACAAATGCAGGAGGTGCATCATTAGGAGTTCATCAAGCTGAAGAAGAAGGTAAAAGAACTTCTCCAAACAAAAGAAAAATAACTAGACCAACCAACATTTTTAAAAGAATTTAATTAACATTAAATATAAACACTAAAACAATTATTAACAAAAACAATCAAAAATTATGGCAACTCCAGTATTAAATAATGGGATTTTCTTAAGAGATACAAGCTACAAGGCTAGTTCTCATGTTGATTCTTATCACCTAACCCAAATGCTTGGTAACCCTGAGCCTATGGATATGGGACCAATTGATTTATGGGCAATGACCCAAAAGGTAGAAATGCCTTTATATCAAATGGCTTCATTCGGTGGAAAGAATACAATCATGGTGGACAATGCACGTGGTGAGTATAAATGGCAAACTCCTATTGCACAAGATCTTCCTTATGTAGTGGCGGATATTGAACCAGCTACCGACAATAAAGGTGTAGATGGAACACTATTTAGAATTAAGATCAACAAAAGAACTTTTGGACACGGTGACATTATTACTTATGATAAGTATAATGGACTAGAACTTTACATCACAGCGGATGATATTATCCCTGCAGGTGACGGTTTTGTATACACAGTTCAATTAGTAAACAACAACAACACGGCTTTCTTGGATAACAAGTATTTAGCTAAAGGTACTAAATTCTTCAGAAAAGGTTCTGCAAGAGGTGAGTACGGAGAAAGATTCTCTGACATTGAAACAGGTTCTGGTTTCCGTGAATTCTACAACTTTGTAGGAGGAGCAGAAGCACATGTTCACTATTCAATTTCTTCTAGAGCAGATTTAATGATCAAAGGCGGATTAAACGCTGATGGTACTGTACCTGTTACTGAGATTTGGAGAAACTTTAACACTGATCCAAACAATCCATCAGTACCAAGTATTGAAGGACTAGTAGCTAATATGGGTAAAGCAGGAGCTAGAGAAGCATTTGAAAATGGAACTCTTACAAGAACTTTCATTACAAATATGGAAGCAGCTCATTTATCTAAAATAGCAACGGATATTGAAACTTACCTAATGTGGGGTAAAGGTGGTAGAATTAAACAAGATGGACCGGATGATATTAGATTATCTGTAGGTTTATGGGCACAGTTAGATAACTCTTTCAAAAGAGTATATAACAAGTCTTCATTTACTCTTGACATGTTTAAGTCTGAACTTTACAACTTCTACCAAGGTAAAGTTGAATTTAAAGGGCCAGATCCACAAAGATCACTTGTTGTACAAACAGGTATTGGTGGAATGCAATTAATCAACAAAGCAATTGCTGATGAAGTGTATGGTTCAGGATTAGTTCAAAATGCATCTGATATAGGAGCTGTTAAAGGTTCTGGTATGGATTTAGATTATGGTTTTGCTTACACAAGCTTTACTATTCCTTTCTTAGCTAACGTTAAGTTTGTATTGAATCCAGCATTTGATAACTTAAATACTAATGACATTGAGAATCCATTAATTGATGGAAGACCTTTAAGTTCATTTAGCTTTATCATCTTTGATGTAACTGATGAAGGAAGTGATAACATTCATTTATTGAAATTATCTTGGGATAATCAACTTAAATGGTTCTACCAAAATGGTACAATGGATTACATGGGAAGAACTCAAGGGTTTGCTTCTACTGGTCAGTTCAATGGGTATAGAGTTTATATGACTCAGACAATGCCAGCTATTTGGGTGAAGGATCCAACTAAAGTTCTTAAGATAGTAATGAGGAATCCTGTTACAGGAGGATCATTCTAGTAATATTTAAATTTAAAGGGGAGGATTAAACTCCTCCCTTTTTTTTTAATCATTTAAAAATAAGACTATGGCACAATTAAAAAAAGTAACACAAAAATTTCAGGATCCTGCATATGTAGGTAAGAGAGATACTACTGGTACAGCTAGATTACTTCATGTAAATGAGGTAATAAACTGGATTAGAGTGGCAGCCTTAAAAGAAAACCATGTTGATAATGCAGCTGCTAAAGCAGATGGATTAGTTGCAGGAGATCTTTATCACACTGATGGATTTTTAAAAATTGTTATTGACGCATAATCAAAAACTTTAAGTAAGATTAATTTCTTACTTATAGAAATTTTAGTAATAAAAATGTACAAAATTTTGTACTTTTGATGTGAGTAACTATTTATTAATTTTTTAAAACCAAAATATGGAAGATTACACTATTGTTGAAAAGTATCAACACAGAAAAACAAGCAGTAATATTGCTGTACGCCCTTACTTTAATCCTGGAAAGGAGAATATGGGACTAGAAACATATGGACTATCTTTACATGATGGAGTATTTCATGAAGAATCCTTAGCATGTTTAGAAATGAACGGAGTAAAAAGATACGTAACTGGATTAAATGAGTTTGCTCCAGATGTAAAAATGTTACCTCCAAAAGAAAAGAAAGCAAAAATTGCAGAAATCAGACAGGTTGTGTCTGAATTAGAAGCTGAATTAGCTGCTAATGTAGTTGATCCAGAAGATAAAGATTTCTGGAATAAATTAACTGTTATGAAGCCGGATAATTCTAAATTTTGGGATAAAATATCTTTAAGATGTGGTAATGATCCAGTATTTTTAGATGGTGAAGTTGATCCTTATGATAGAATTAAATTACATGCTATCAAAGCAGGTGGTTTTTCTATAGTAGCTAAATCATTACATGCTGCAAAAACATCTCAATCAGGTCCTAAATTTTATTTAGATACTGAAAAAGAAACATTAACAACTAGAACAGAATTAACTAAAATAAAAAATAAAGCTTTAACATCTTTACAAAATTTATTTGATGGAAATACTACTAAGTTATTATATGTAGCAAAAATAGTAGATGCTGATAGTATTCAATATACAACCAATACACCAAATGATATTCTTTATGAAAACATGGATGAATATATTACTGGTAATGGTGCTGAATCAAACAAGAAAAGAGCAGCTAAACAATTCTTAGAAGTATCTCAATTAGATATGGAAGAATTAAAAATTAGAGCTCTTATTAAAGATGGACTATACTATAGATTCATTACTACTAAAGCTGGAGGATGGATTGAACCATTAGATAGTGGAATAAGATTAGGTAAAAGACCATCTGAAGTATTAGAATTTTTAAAAGATCCAAAGAATGAAGAACAACTGTTATCTTTAATGGATAAAGTTGAACCATATTGGAATTCATAAATATATAAATAATGGAAAATAGTACACTCTTAATTAAACTAAAACAAAGACTTAATAAGTTAGATAGTAATGACTATGATAACATTGAGTGTTGGCAGTTTATTGAAGCTTTTAATAAAGCTCAAATTGAGTGGTGTAGAAGAAATCTACATGGAGGTAACATGTATAAAGAAGGAGATGAGTTATCAAAGAAAAGAATTGATGATTTACAACCTTTATTAAGAGAGTTATCTTTAACAGGTACTGAAACAAATACATATTTTGAATCAAATAATTTTCCAGTAGATACATATTTAGAATTTAAAACAATAACTACATCTGCAAAAGATGAGTGTTGTCCAGATCCTAGAACAATGACAGTATATTTAGCTGAAGAAGCTAATGTATCATTGTTACTTAGAGATCCTTTAAAGAATCCAGATTTTGAATGGGGTGAAACATTTTGTACAATGTTAGACAATAAGATAAGAATATACAGGAATAGCAATTTTAATATTGTTACTCCTGTATTAACTTATTATCAAAAGCCTGTGTATATACAAGTAGAAAACTGTACAGATCCATATACAGGAAATATTAGTTTGACTAATGTAAATTGTGAATTTAAAGATGACCTAGTAGAAGTAATGCTTGATGATACTGCAGCAATTATTGCAGGAGACATAGAAAATACGTATCAGCAACAAAGAGGTACACAAGCAGCAGAAAGAAACAATTAATATCTTGCTTATTTAGTAGAAAAGTAGTATATTAATTATATAGTAACAAAGATGTTACGTGCAGAGTAAACTGTTTAAATCATTTTTATAACTAGTGGGGGTAATGGTCCTCACATAAAACAAAAATTATGGCTTATTTTAACAATGCGTTCAACAAGACGTTTATTGCAGATAGTACACTAGCAACTGCTGGTACTGCAACAGGTGCTCTTACCGCAGGACAAGTAGCTTTAGTAGACGGAGGTGACTGGCAATCAGTTGCTCTTGCAGGTGGTGCAGCTGTCCCAGGTATTACAACTGGGGACATGGCATACTTAGTGCAAGGTTCTTTCTATACTAAAGATACAATTGGAAACAATCCTGGACACGGTGGGTACAAAGAATCAGTAAAATCTAAGGGTATTAACCCAAGATACATTACTAGATTATGGGAAACAAACTGTACAGTAGCTAGTCAAGCAACAGCTTGCCTTTCTTTAGCTTCAGATTGTGCACCATGTGGTAAAACACAATTTATGAGAATTGATGTGAAGGGTTCACCTGCACTAAGATTCTTAAATCATAATGCATATGCAATTGCTGACTCAGCAAATGTATGTTGTATAGATGGACAAGAGTTTATTGACCCAGCAGTTATTTTAGGTGCTATGGGAGATATGGCTCTTAGTGATCCATTAATCAAGCCTTTTGTTAAGGAAGCTGATCTTAATGGGCTTTTAGAAAACGCAGGTCTTACATTAGCTGGTGGTGTAGCTTACACTGTAGGTGTTAAAGAAACAACTGCTGTTGATACAAATGGAACTGCAATTACTTCTGTTAATAGACCAGGATATGTTACTTCTAAAGTTGAGGTATTAACTATATCTGGAACAGGTGTAATTGAAAGTTATGATATTGCACAAGCTGGTGCTGCTTATGAAGTAGGTGATGTTGTTACTTTAGTGGATGCTGCGGCAACTACTGATGCAACTTTAACTGTTGCTGCTGCAGGTTTAACTGCAGGAGGTGTAAGAGTTACATCAACTACTGCTGCAGGTGTTGCAACTACTTCTATTTATACTATTGCACAGGTTAAACCAGGAAGTTCAGTTTCAGGAGCATATGTTCCTTCAACAGATCCAAATGGTACAGTTAAAATTTCTGCTGAATTATGTGTTGTAGGTGCTTACGTTGATACACAATTTGGTAATTGTTCATTTGATACAAGAGATCATTTTAATGCAGAACCTGTTGAAATCATTTTATCTCAACTTGATGAAACTGGTGATCCATGTAATGATTGTGGTGTAGTTACAAGAACTCCTGGTTCAATGCAACAAACACAAGGTGAAGAAGTTATTAGAGACTTAATCATGTCTGAAAGATACCGTCAATCTCCTTATAATCAAGGAAATGCTGACAGTGCTAGAATCAGAGAGATTGAATTATCTGATGAATTACTTGCTGCTGTTGATAGAACTGCAACATATAAAGCTTACTACATTCAGCACTCAGTGCCAAGGTTTAATAACCCAACTGGTGTGTTTGATAATGATCAATATGTATATAAGATCTATGTAAAATGCTCTGATGTTGAAGCACAAACTGCATATGAACTATTAATGACTGGTTTAGTTAATTGGGCAAGTGATAATGGTAATAAAATAGTAGTTGAACAAAACGCTGTTTGGTAAACAAATAACATTTTAATATTTAATTAGGGTAGGGGATAAAACTCCTACCCTTTTTATTTTCTATATCCTTTAAAATTTTGTATATTATCTATATAGTATAATTAAGTAATACAAAATGGCAAGCAAACATATATTAAGTTTAGAAATTCCCACAGTATCTAACTGTGGTTTACTATGTATAAAAGATACAAGTCAATACTCTGATGATTTAGCAGTAGATTGTGAAGAGTTGTTGATTACACTTCCAGGTTATAGTGTACCCGTACTTATTAAAGTAACTAAAGGATTTGATTTTTGTTTAACTGCTTGCACACTTGCATTGCAGACACTTAATTGTGGTGATGTACAAGACAATATTCCTGATGGAATATATATTATTAAATATAGCGTATCACCAAACTCTAAAGTTTATGTAGAATATAATCATTTAAGAGTAACAAAACTACTAACTACATACTATAAAGTGTTATGTGAATTAGATGTACAAGCATGTCAACCTAGTTCAGATAAAGAATCATTATTAGCAGAATTAAGTTATATAAGAACATTAATTGATGCAGCAGTATCTAATGTAGAATATTGTCAATCAGCTGCACAAGGTATGCAATTATATAATTATGCTAAAACTAGACTGAATAAGATTGCATGTCCGTCAGGTAATTGTGGATCAAGTTCAAAATATTTAATTTAAAACCAAACCAAACATGGCTAATTGTGCACATTGCTCAAAACAATTTACTTGTGGCTGCCAAAAAGCATCATTATTAGACGGAACAATAGTCTGTAAGCAATGTGAAGCTAAATCTAAAGCTGCAGGTACAACTGCAAGAGATTTAAATTTAGAATTAGCTAAACAACAGATACAAGATTTAAGAAATAAATAATATGGCTACATCTACTATAATAGCATCATCTAATACAGAAAGGCAAAGTGAACTAGCTTTATTAAAAAGAATAAAGACTGAGCAAACTTTTTCTAATCAAGTATATGCAAATTTTCAATCTCTTAGATTTGGAATAGATGCTTGTTGTTATGAAAATTATGATTCTTCTGTTATAAAGAAAGAACTATGTGATTGGCAAAATGCTGCAAGTTCTAAGATTGTAGTAGCTAGTGGAACAAAAGGTGTCTTTGTTGAACCTCTTAAAAAAATAAACACTGCAGCAAGTATGTCTTGCCCTGAAGTTCCAACTAATGTTTGCACAATAGTTGACTTAGAAACTATTCTTGCTGATGCAGGAACATACACGCAATGTTTTGATGTTGCATCTGCATCATGGACTGTAACACATAACTTAGGAAAATTTCCTTCAGTTACTGTAGTTGATTCAACTAATACAATTGTTGTAGGAGATACTGTATATACAGATAGTAATACTATTAATTTAACTTTTCAAACTGCATTTAGAGGATGTGTCTTCTTAAATTAAAAATATAATAAATAAAAAACAAATAAAAAACAAATATAATGGCAATACAATTTCTAAATGGTCTTAATATTGATGGTGACATTGATCTTAATAGTAACCAAATTAAACAAGTCCGTATAGACAACAACAATGGTGCTCCCACGGGATCACTGGGAAGAATCTATTATGACACAGGAACAAATAAACTTAGACTTTATAATGGAGCATGGGTAGATATTGATACAGGAACAGATGGAGACACTACTTATGATTTAACAGGTGTTGGTTCTACAAATGGAACAGCAGGTGTTAGACTTACTGGTTCAGATGCAACTACAGATGATGTAATATTTACTGGTGCTGGTACAGTATCTGTAACAAGAAGTGGAAATACTTTGACAGTTACAGGAACAGATTCAGCAGCAGGTACAGTAACTGATGTATCTGGTGGAACTGGTATATCAATTTCAGGATCCTCTACTGTAACACCTACAGTTAATATTGATACTGTAGGTACAGATAATGCAATCTTAACATTAACTGCTGCAGATCCAGTAGGTACTGATTTTATTTGGTTTTCAGATACTTCTGATTCAAATACATTAAGGAAAACACTTGTTAGTGGTATGCCAGGATTTGGAAAAGATGGTACAGTAACTGAAGTAGATTCAGGAGCAGGTCTTATAACAAGTCCAGTTGCTGGAATTACTGCTACTGGTTCAATAGCTATAGATTATGCAGGTGCAGATAACTTAATATTAGCAGCAGCAGATGGTACATCAGTAACGGTTGTAGCAGCTGATAAAATACTTGTAAGTGATGCTGATGATAGTAATGCTAAGTATGTAAACATTTCACAGATTACTGCAGCAATTGGTGGTGGTACTGTAACAAGTATTGATGTAAGTGGTGGAACAACTGGATTAACTACTTCAGGTGGACCAGTTACTGGAAGTGGAACAATAACATTAGCGGGTACATTAGATGCTAATAATGGTGGTACTGGACAATCAAGTTATACAGTAGGTGATATTCTTTATGCATCCTCTACTACAGCATTAGCTAAATTAGGTATTGGTTCAGCAGGGCAAGTATTAAAGGTAGCATCAGGTTTACCATCATGGGCAACTGATCAAAATTCTGGAGGTACAGTAACAAGCATTACACTTGCAGCAGATTCAGGTTCAGGAACAGCAATTACAGGTGTAGGGACACAGACATTTGCAGGTGCAGGTCTTATGTCAACTTCGGTAACAGGTACTACGGTAACTATTAGCACTACAGCAACAAGCAACCTAGGTACAGTTAGAAGTATAGCAACTGGTAATGGTATAACAGGAGGAACAATTACTGATAGTGGTACTTTAACAGTTGAAGCTGGTGATGGTTTATCACAATCAGCTACAGGTTTATTAGTAGATAATACAGTTGTAAGAACAACTGGTGCTCAAACAATTGCTGGAGTAAAAACTTTTAGTAGTCAAGTAGTAGTTCCATTAACTCCAACAAATGATAATAATATAGCTTCTAAGGCTTATGTACTTTCACAAATTGGTGGAGTAGGAGGATTTAGAGGAGGCTATAATGCATCAACTAACTCTCCAGCATTAAGTGGTGGTAGTAACGTTGCAATGGCATTAGGAGATTTCTTTGTTGTAGATGTAGCAGGAAGTACAGCAGGTCTAGGTCAATTAGAACCTGGAGATTTTGTATTTGCAGATGCAGCAATTGCAGCAGGATCTAGTCCGGCAGCATCAGCTTATACAGTTGTTATTGCAGATCAGAATATTGCGGGTGCAGGAACAACAGACGGAGGTACAATAAAAGGGGTTGCAGGATTTCAAAGTGCAACTTTTGCAGCAACATCAAATGGATTTATTACAGTTAAAACAGGTGGGATTAGTGATGGTCAATTAGCAAGTACATTTAATAAGATAATTGGTATTGACACAGATATTAATACTTCAGGTGTTGATGTAGTTGATCAAATTAGTTTAACTGATGGTGTTGTAGGAACATTAACTACAAGAACATTACCAACTACTTCTCAAAGTAATTTGGGTGTAGTTCAAATGGCTACTGGACCTGAAGCTACTTCTGGTGCAGAAACAAATATAGCTATATCACCAGTTACATTGAAAACTGTTCTTGATAGAGACAATTACACTGCAACATTCCCTTCATCAAATACTAATACAACAACTTTTGCTGCAGCAACACATGGTTTAGGAACTGGACCCTTTATAATTCAGGTTTATAGTTCATCTACTGGAATACAACAATATTTAGATGTTACTGCAAATCCATCAACTGGAGCTGTAACTTTAGCTACTACATCTAATCAAACAGCAAATTCATTAAGATTTGTTATGCAGAAAGTTAGAACATAAAATGAGATAAACAAATACTATTACAGAAAGGGGTATTAGATTTTAATAATTTAGCACCCCTTTCTTTTAATTAATTTTTTTATCTTTGTAAAAATAGAATTACATGGCAATACAATTTTTATCTAGCATTAATATAACGGGCACAACAAGTGTTTCTTCTATTAGTAATGATGATAATGCATATACAGGAATACTTGTATGGGATGGTGGATTGCTTAAGTATAGAACTAAAGCTCAGATACTTAGTGATATTGGTGCTGGAACAGGAAATGGGTCTGTTACATCTGTTACAGTAACAGGTAATAGTGGACTAAGTGGTACTGGTACAGTAACATCTTCTGGTACTATTACTTTATCAAACTCTGATAAAGGTTCAAGTCAATCTATATTTAAAACAATTGCTGTATCAGGTCAAATTTCTATAGCAGCATCAAGTAATACTGATACTTTAAAGTTTGCAGGAGGCGGTGGTACTACTATAACAATAAATGCATCTAGCAAAACTGTTACTATATCTTCTACAGATAACAATACTAATTATTATGTAACTAGTTTAAGTTTTAATACAAGTAATGGTGTTCTTACTGTAGCACGAAATGGTTTAACATCTCTTACAGTAGATTTAGATGGTAGATATGCAACAACTTCAGGTGTAACATCTGTATCAGGTACAGGTACAGTTAGTGGATTATCATTATCAGGAACAGTAACGGGATCAGGAAATTTAACATTAGGAGGCACATTATCTTTATCAAGTGCTAATGTAACAACTGCTTTAGGATTTACTCCATATAGTAATTCTAATCCTTCAGGATTTACAAATGTAACAAATAACAATCAAATAACTAATGGTGCAGGATTTACAACTAATAGAGGTACTATAGAACGTGTTCTTGCAGGAACAGGTATAAGTGGGGGAGGATCATCTGGTACAGTTACAATTACTTCAACAATAACACAAGCACTACCAGCTTTTTCAATGCTCACTTGTTCAACAACAACAATAACAACAAACACAAATGGAGTAGCAAATGCAGTAGTAATGAAATTTGATACTGAATCAATTACATATGGTACTGCAGACACTATAATAGTTTACGGATCTGGTGGTATTGAAGGAGTTGAAGGTAGTCAATTTATTTGGACAATAGATAGGGATACAGATAATGCTAGATATTTTCAATATGAATGGAATGTTACATCAAATACTAATACAGTAAACAATAGATTATTATCTGGAATAAGAATTGAAGAAGGAACTCTAGAGGAAGGAGCTTTAAGTTGGGCTGTTATAGACCCTACTACATCATATATCTATGATAGAGGAGTTGGAGCAATTAGAAAAGGCTCAACTGCCGGTTCAATTATACTCAAATTACTAGCTGGTTCAGTAAAAAGATATTATAGAATGCAATTCTGGAAGGAATCAGCATCAAATGCTGGAGTGAAATCAGAATCAGTTTTAAATGGAACTCAAATGACAATTAAACAATTAGTATAATGTTATTATGAAAAAGAAAAAAACAAAAAAATCAGTTGTAACTAAGGTTGTTAAAAAAAAAGCTGTCAAGAATAAAACTATAGTTTCTAAAAGGAAAGTAAAAAAACCTATTAAGAAAACAGATAAAGAGTTAAGAAAAATTGAAAGACCTTTTATAAGATATAGCTTTATTGTTAAATCATTAAAGGTTAATAAAAATAATTTAGTAGAGGAAATAATATTTGAATATAAAGGAACTATAGTTATTCCTAAATCACAAAAAGAAAATTACAATTCTGGTAGTAGTAGTGTAGAAGGTGTATATACTATAAAACAAAATACAAACAACGCTATATTTAGTAAAGATTTCAATTTTATTACAAAACAAGAAGTAGTTAGATATTTAATAGATAATGTTAGAAGTGGTTATATACTAGATATGCGTGAAACAATTAAGAAAGAACTAATGCCAGAATATAAAATAATTACAAAACTTCCTTGGTAATATCAAAATTATAATTATCTTTGTTGTATAATTTAAAAAACCAATTACAATGGGAAAATCAAAAAAAGTATCTGCTAAAGAATTAGCAAATGTAAAAGAACTTCAATCTACTATCAACACTGTCCTAATGAATTTAGGAAATACAGATGTTGTTAAAGCACAATTACTTGCTAAGCATACTGAAGTACAAGGTGAATGGAAAGAAATGACATCTGTTTTAGAAAAAAAGTATGGTAATGTAAACATCAATCTTGAAGATGGTGCTATTTCAGAGATTGTAGAAGAAGCTAAAGAAGTATAAATTTCTAACCATATTTGTCTTATAAAATTTTTTAAAACTAGCATTAACTTGCTTGGTTTTAAAAAATTTTGTATATTATAATTGTATAGTTTAGAAGAGAGCATTACATTATAGTAAAATAAACATTTATGATTCCAACAAATTCAAGCGGCACTACAAATGGATGTGACAATATATCATCTAATTGTGTAATATGGCAAGGTCCAGATATTTCCTGTATAGATTTATGTTCAGGAGATTCAATAAGTGAGGTAACATCTAAGTTAGCCACTAAAGTTTGTGATCTGATTACTAATGGTGTAACATCAAATCCAAGTTTAACAGGTTTAGATTTATCATGTTTAAACATATCAGGTACTACACCTACAACTCTTGTACCTGTTCTGCAGGCAATGGTTACACAAATATGTCTTAATACAGGGACAGGTCAAACACCAAACTCATCTAGTAAACTATCAGCAAATAGTCAAGTTCAAAATGACTTGCCTATAATGACATTACCTGCATGTATGCAGTACAATGATGCTTCTGGAAATCCAGTGACAACATTACGTTTGGATTTATTTGCTACACTTATAGCTAATCAAGTATGTACTAATTTAGCAAGTATAGCTACAATTAATTCTACACTTACAAGTTATAGTAGCAGATTAAATATTTTAGAAGCATGTGTATTACCTTGTTCAGGTGCAGTAGCTGAAGCACAAATTATACCAACATGCATTCCTCCAGCTAATGTAGGAATATTAACAAATGTATCAGTGGTAGTATTAGCATTAGAAGTTGCTTTTTGTGCTCAAAGAAGTGCAGTAGGAAATCCTGCAGCTATTAATTCAGCTATAGGACAAAGCCCTATTACAGGAACAACTACATCTTTAACTAAATCAAGTATTAGTTATGGATCAATTAGTGGATGGAATAATACACCCACTTCTTTAGCACAGAGTACACAAAACTCTTGGGTAGTAGTAGATGATATGTACACTGCTATACAAGCTTTACAATTACAAGTACCTAGTGGATGTGATGCAGTAACATTTGGTTATACAACAGCAAATTTACTTGATCCAAATACAGGGGTGATTGATAGTATAATATTTAATTTTACAAATTCAAGTATACCTTCATCATATAATGATTCAGCAGGGTTTACTAAAATCACTATGACAGATGCATTAGGAGCATCATTGAATACTACAGTAAGTGTAACAGCATTACAAAATAGTTCATCTGGATATACCTTTCCTGTAGCAACATTAAATACTTCACAAAATATATCTATTGAAATAAATTTCAGTGTAACTGATGGTTCTGATACATGTACAGCAAATCAATCAAATATTGTTACAGGTATTATACCTTGTGTAGCACCACAGCTTACATTAATAACTACAACAGGAATTACAGTTAGTTTCAACAATATATTAGGAACAACAGCAGTATTTAAAACAGATATATTAACTGCAGGGGGAGTTCTTGCAGCAACATATACACAGAATAATCCAGTAAATGGAATAAATTCTCATGCATTTACAGGTTTAATACCTGGATCAACTTATATAGTTAATATTTCAGTAACATTCGGAGGAGCTACAAATATATGTTCAACAAGTTCAATAGCGTTTAATACAACTAGTGCAGCAGAAGCATGTTCAACAGGAATGGATGTAGCATTTATAATTGATTATACAGGAAGTATGGGTGATGAAATTAATTCAATTAAAACTGGTGTAGCAGGATTAATTACTACTATTGATACTTCATCAGGAGCTAATAATTATAGAATGGGATTAGTAACAGCAGATGAGTATGCATCAGCAACTACACCTCAACCTACATATTCTACTTCTACAGACTACTTGGCATTACCAGGTGTTCAGCGTATACAAAATACAGGAACAGGAGCTAATCAAGTTATAACAGCTTGGGAAATGTTCCAAAATAATAATGGAGCAACATTTACAACTCAAATGAACTTGTTGAATTCAGGTGTAGCACCAGGTGCTGTACCATTGGGTGATGGTTCTTCATCTCCAGAACCAACAGATATGGCAATTGGTCAAGTGATTGAAGGAAGTGCTTTCTTAGGTGCCTTTAGAGCAAATGTAGCTAAATATGTAATTGTAATTACAGACAATCTTCCATCAGGTGGTGATGATTTATTTAATGCAACAGATTATGCAAGAATAGCATCACTCACACAAACAGCATTAATAGCTGGTATAAAAATATTTGTATTAGGTGCAGGTACTACTCTTACTTATACACCTTCTGTAGGAGCTACACCGGTATATCCATGGAGAGAATTAGCAACTAATACAGGTGGTTTATGGAATGTAAATGAAGATCCAGCAACAATATCTTCAGAGATAGTAAATGGTTGTGCATAAAATAAAAAAGAAAAAAAATGGCATGTAATTGTACAAAATGTAGTTCAAAATGTGGATGTGCTGATACAGCACTTACTAATGCATGTACCTATACTGATTGTAGTACAGGTAGTGAAAGATGCAGTGATGTACAATGTGCAGCATGTGTAAGTTATTGTGGCACATCTTTTCAAATAGGAGATGCAGGTGCATTAATAACTATTACATCAGGAGAAAGACTTGATTCTATAATTCAAAAATATGCAATGATGTTATCAAATGGGATAGGTGCATGTACATCAAGTGATGTACAGCATGACCCATATAATGTTTATGCTGGTATAATAACTAGTAATACAGTTAATGTAATATGGGATGGTATATGGAGTTCTAGTACAGGAATTAATGTATACATAGATACGCAAGTTGCACCAACAGGATGGGTATTACAAAACTCAACACCAATTGTAACAACAATAACAAATTATACAATATCAAACTTAACAGCCAGCACTGCTTATAAAGTAAAGGTTGTAGATAATGGTAACTCTGCCTCATGTAAGCCAATAGAAATATTGTTTGCTACATTAGCAGTTTAGTACAACAGCAGCAAGTAGTGGTTTGTTGGTTTTCTACTGCAAACGTTGGGAAAGACCGGGTTAACGCCTGGTCTTTTTTTTTTGTTATCTTTACATAAAATTTAAAAAATATTATGAATAATTTAAAACAAAAAGTATTAGAATCTTTAAAGTGGAAAAAGCACCCTATATATTGTGCAGCTAAATTAAATGTTACTGAGAAACAATATATTAAATTAAAGAAAGAAGTATTACAAGAAAGAAAAGTTGCTAAAAAGAAAAATAAGTTTTTTGATAAAGCTGCTAATAAAGCACAGATGGTTGAATCAATCAATCTTGAAAAAGGAGAGGGTACTATATCTGGTACTTTTGATTATGAACCAAAATCATCAGAAGAAATTATTAAACTACTAAAGATAGATACAACAAAATGGAAACTATCACAGTATTGGAATAAACAAATGGGAGATCATTGGAGAGTCTCTGCATTAGTATCACAGATAAAAAATCCTGAGACACAATTATTTGAGGAATTACTAGCAAATTGGAAACCCAAAACATATAAAATACCTAATGTAAATCTAAATAATATTAAAAATAAAAACCCATTATGTGGAGTAATGTCTTTGCAAGATATACATTTTGGTAAACAAGGTAATGAAACAGTAGATAAAGACTTTGAAGATACAGTAAAAAACCTAATACAAAGAGCTGTACCTGTACATTATATAGAAACAATGTATTTTGTTGTAGGAGGTGATCTAATCAACATGGATACATTTAGTGGAACTACTACAGCTGGAACGGTTGTTGATAACTGTAAGAGTGCCACAGAAGCTTATATAGAAGCTTTTGATGCAATGCACTGGGCAATCAATTACATTAAGCAATACTGTAAGAATTTAGTTATTGTATATGTTCCTGGTAATCATGATAGATTATCTTCTTATCATTTAGTTCATGCTCTATCTAAATCTATAGAAAGTAATGAAATCACTTGGGATATTAAATATGAAGAAAGAAAAGTACATGTATGGAAGAATAACTTTAATGCATTTGAGCATGGTGACAAGCGTAGTAAAAACAATCCATTAATATATGCTTCTGAATACCCAAGAGAATGGGGACAAACTACCAATAGAACATTATTTAAAGGTCATGTTCATACAGATAGAAAAGTAGAATATATGACATCTAATGAAACAGCCGGGTTTATAGAAAAAACACTTCCTAGCTTAGGTAAAGCAGATTATTATCATCATAGTAATAAGTTTGTAGGAAATAGAAGATCTGGCAAATTAGAAATTCAGCACCCAACAATGGGTAATATATGTGAATTAACTTATCAAGCTTTGTAAAGACCTCACTTTTAATTTCATAAAGTGCGGTTTTTTTTGTAAATTATAAATATAACTATATGATCAACAATTTTAAAAAACCTGATTTAAATGCTCCAAGATATAGAGAAAAAAGATTGGGATTATTAAATGAAGAAACTATAAGAGAGTTTAAGGATAAAAAACCTTTGTATTCTCACATAGATAATGTTAAACTAAAAAAAATAATAAAAATATATAATGTAAAATTATGGAATGCTGTAGTAGAAAATAGAAACGGTGTTGAACTACCTGACTCTTTAGGTTTTTTATTTATAGGAACTTGCAAGGCAATAAAAAAAGTTAATATAGATTATGCATTATCTAAACAATATGGTAAGGTCTTACAAAATAAAAACTGGGAAACTGATGGTAATTTAGGAAAAATATTCTATACAAATTTTACAACTAAGTATAGATTTAAAAATAGAGAGTTATGGAGATTTGTAGCTTGCAGAGAATTTAAAAGAAAAGTTGCTAAAGAATACCCTTTGAGTTGGACCAAATATGTAGTTATGAAGAATAAATATAAAGTAGCTCATTTATATGATGAAAACTTTGATAAAACCAACAAAGAACTAAATTATTATAATGAATTTGAAAAATAAAAAAAATGGCAACAATATCAGAAGCAATATCTAGAATCAGAGGACAAGTTAAAGCAGAGGTTCAAGATGCTTTTATAACTGATAGATATATATACAGCCTAATAGAAAAATCTGCACAGTTTCTAATGAGAAGGCAAGACTATGCAAACAAGTTAATGAAATTTAATTCTGTATGGAAAACATTACCCTATATAGAAATGATTGACGTGGATAAAGTAGAAGCCCATTGTGCAGGTATAAAAAGTGGATGTACTATTAAACGTAGTAAATTAAAGCTGCCTTCAATGTTTGAAGGATATTGGGGTCCACTTATACGTACTGTAAGCTCCATAGATGGCTCACAAGAGCTCCAAGCAACTCAACCGGGTACATATACCTCAATGACTAAAACAACATCTTTTAAATATAATAATACATTATATTTTTGGTGGTTAGATGGATATATATATTGTCCAAATATAGCGTGGGATGCAATTAAATTAGAAGGTGTTTTTGATTCTGATATTACTAGGTGGGATTGTGATGAAACAAATGATTGTACTCCTAGATATGAACAAGAAATATATATACCGGAAGCATTATTTGCTGAAATAGAATCACAAGTAGTAAGCACCATGATGAATACCATGAAAGTTCCTTCAGAAGATTCTGATAATAAACGTAATATAAATAGACAATAATGAGTGTATCACATAACTATAGAACGTTCAGTCAATTGATGGAAGATGTATCTATTGATTTTTCAACATATGCATTAGAAGGAATGATTGAACCTCAGCAACTTATTAAAGTTGCTACAAGAGTTAACTATGATCTTGGATTAAAAATACATAGAACTAAAGAAGTAATTATTGATGTTGAACATGGGAGAGGGCAATTACCTATGGATTTTAAATATATTAATTATGCATTTAGATGTGGATCTTATACAATAAATAATAAGATGCCTTCTGGAACACATATTGAAACATTCAATGATGTACCTTATGTTCCTGCACCTGGAGAAATGTCACCATGTAGTAAAGATGATACATGTAAAGATGTATGTGTAATTAAAACATGTGATAATAAAAATAGTCATCAATTAGTACAACGAATTGGGCCTGATAATTTTAGAACTTTTAATAGTTGGACAGAATTAAGAATTAAAGGTGTTAATGATAAGGTATGTTATTGTCCTAGTTTAGGTGCACAAGCATTAGATATAGCAGAAATTAAAGATGGTTTTTTAATTACTACTTTTAGAACTGGTAAAATATATATAAGTTATCAAGGAGCAATGGAAAATGCAGATGGGGATTTATTAGTGTTAGATCAACCCTATTGTAATGAATATTATGAATATGCAATAAAACAAAGGATACTTGAAAATATGGTTTGGCAAGGTGAAAATGTTTCTCAACAATTAGGATTAATAGAAACTAGATTAAGAGCAGCAAGAAATAATGCATTAAGTTTTGTTAATACTCCTGATTTTGCAGAAATGAGAAAATTATGGTCAATGAATAGAAGAGCACAATATCATAATTATTATAATATGTTCTTGAGTTATGCACCAGTAAATCCAAGAGTAGTATCAGGACCTAATTTTACACCAAGTTCTACAACTACAACTTAATAAAGAGTTAATCTATTATGGCAAAAAAACGCAAACCAGTTTCACGTAGTGGTAATCCACCTAATGCAAAAAGTAGTTCATCAGTAATTGTAAATTCTTTTTCTAAAGGAATGAACAAAGATGTTGCTCCATCTTTAGAAAATAATCAATCTTGGTGGCATGCAAGAAATGCAGCTAATAATTCAGAAGATGGTGATTTAGGTGTAATAGGTAATGAACCGTCAAATTTACAATGTGGTGTTATTCCTTATACAATCATAGGTGCTATACATAGATATGGAGATGAATGGGTAATATTTTCAACAGATAATATAAGTTCTGAGATAGGAAGATTTGATGATAGTGAATGTAAATATACACCTATAGTAAATGATACATGCTTGGCATTTAATACTAAATATCTAATCACTGGATCAGCAAAAGAAAATTTTGATTGCACATGGGAAGTATATTGGGATGATGGTAATAATCCATCACGCTCTTTAAATATTGATAATGTACCATGGATTCAAAATGTTACATCTGCTCCAGGTGATTCATGTATTACCTATGAGGATACTACATTTTTAAATTGTGAAAAAATTAGATTGGCTCCTTTAGTTGATACACCATGTGTAGTATTAACTAAATCTATTGATGGAGGTATGTTACTAAATGGTTCTTATCAAGCATTTATAGCATATACAGAAAATGAACAAAAAGTAACAGATTATATAGGGGTTTCAAATATACAAACATTATGGAGTCATGAAGGAAGTGGTGGTTCTTTAAATATTAGTGTAAGTAATTTAGATACTGATTTTGATAATTATGAATTAATTATATTAAGAAGAAATCAAGGACAAACATCAGCTAAAAAAATAGGTTTATATAGTACACAACAACAAGATATAGGAATAGATTATATAGATGAAGCATTAGTATCAATTGATTTAACACTTATACCTCAAAGAAGTCCTGCATATGAAAAGTCAGAATCCATGTTTGTTGTTAATGATTGGTTAATTAGACAAGGACCCACTGAACAATTTGATTTTAATTACCAACCAATAGCAAATGAAATTAAAGTAAATTGGGTAGTTAACGCAGTACCTGCTACATATTATGGATTAGGTGGTAATAAGATGGGTTTCATGCGTGATGAACAATATGCTTTTTTTATTAGATGGATATATAATACTGGTGAAAGATCTAGTTCATATCATATTCCAGGTAGACCTCCAGCAAATTATTCTGGTAATGCAGAAGATGCACTTGTTTCAAATCCTAATGCTTTAAATCCTAGCGGAAGTGAATTTGTATTTCAAATTTGGAATACAGCTAATGCTAGTCCTCCAGTATCTGAACTTCAACCTGATGGTACAACCATAGTTCAAAGAGGAGAAATGGGCTATTGGCAATCTTCAGAAAAATATCCAGCTGATAAACCAGATATTTGGAATAGCTTTCCTGCTACACCAAATCATCCACTTAATCTTTGTGGTAAGTTTATTAGGCATCATAAAATGCCTACTGAAGAATTAACAAGTAACCTACACTTAGCAAATGGTAATGCAGATACTATAAATGTATTAGGTGTAGAGTTTACAAATATAGGAAGACCAAAATACAATGTTGATCCATTAACTGGTGTAGCAGCATATATACCTAATGTAGTAGGTTATGAAATATTAAGAGGTTCAAGGTTAGGAGCTAAATCAATATTAGCAAAAGGTTTATTTAGAAATATGCGTCAATATAATATTCCTAATAGTGAAAATTTAATTGGTGGAAGTGTACAAGGATTATATCCAAATTACCCTTATAATGATTTAAGACCAGATGTATATTTTCATGATGGGTCTGGTACTAGTGGTCTAAACCGAACTAGTGGGTGTGATAGTTTTAGTCAGTCTATTAATTCTTTCCCACCTTTAGGTAGTCCTTCATCATCTCTTGGTGTAATAGGCTATTCTAAAAAAGTATTTACTTTTGCTTCACCAGATTTAATGTTTACTAAGCCTTTTTTAAATGCTTATGAAACAAGGTTGTATGGACAGTATTCAGGTGCTCAACGTGGTTATTTTATACCATCAGAAGATCACCCATTATTTAAGTTATTAAAAAATGCTGCAGCAGTTATGGCTGGTATAGTAGGTTTAGGATATGCATTACACAAATTAAGAGGTACAAAACATAGATCAAATACAACTGCAACACCTTATTTAAATTCTGGTGATTCAATGCTTTTTCCAATTGTTGGTGTTTCAAGTGGGGTTGGTTTTGCACCAAATCCTGCAGTTCTAGCAGCACAAATAGGTGCAGTTACTGGTGGTGCTGCTGCTTCAACTGCTATTTCTTTGGTGGTAGATCTTTTTGTTGAATCTACTGCTGCTGTTTTAGATTTATGGACTGGTGGTGCTTTTACGTATGGTATACAAACAGCTGATATACTTGGTCAATCTGGTACAGCTATTATTCCAGGAATGATAGGGGGTACACAAGATAAAGGTGTTACTGAAGATAGTTCTATTTCTGCTTTACCTATTTTAGTAAGAGCACTTGTAGGATACCAATCATCTAAGACTATGATAGTTATAGGAGGTAATGAAATAATAGATGCATTCTATTCTATGGTTAATGAAAGTTCTTTTGTATATAAATATAATTCAGAAGGTATTTTTAATAATTATTCAAATAATACAAATGGTTTATGGAGAATAAAAAATGAAGATTCAAATTATTTAGGTTCTTCTTTTCAAACATTTGGTAATGGGCAGTATAAAATAAATAATTTATTTAGACCATCAACAGTTGCTATTGAATTAAAAGACGCAATTGATGTACCAGATGTTGTAGATAAATCAAGATTTGTTGTTGGAGGTGATGTAAATGCTAGTGGAAGTGCAAATACTTTTACTGATAATGATTTACTTAATCCCAATAATTCAAGAAAGAGAGATATTTCCGCATATTATGGAGCATTAAAATTTAATTTTGATAACCAATATGGTCAACTAGATGGTATAAAACAAATTCAAATGAGAGGGTGTGTTCAACTATTAAATGTTGATCCAACAACACCACCACCACCAGCAGCAACCATGTATAATAGTGAAGCAATTTTTGCTGGAGATACTTTTATAGGTAGATATACAGAAAAAACAATAATGCCTATATTTACTAATTATTTAATGGGAGAACCTAATGGTTTTACTTTTGATTATTCCATGTATGTAAATATACCATATCCAAGATTTTGGTTGAATTCACAAAGATTTGATATGGGGCCTTTAGCTGATTCAATAACTGGTTTTGGTGTATTTGGTTCAAGTGATTGGGATTCAATATATCCATCTGATAATTTTTATTTAGATAGAGGTAATGATTCTTGTAGTAGTGGTATAGCAACTATGTTTGGAAATTCAAGTGATCCAAATCCTCCTTTTGCAATGGAGTTTGCATATAGTTATTCACATAGTAATGGAGTTCTTGACTTTTTTGTAGAATCAGAAATCAACTTAACTCAAAGAGATTGGGAAGATGAACCAAAAAAGAAAATCTATAGTACATATGATAACAATGATATTGATGAATTATTCCATGCAGCAATAGAAAAGGATGATAATTTTTATAAATATGATGAGTCATTAAGCCCTGGGAAATTTCCTACACAAATGGTCAGCTTTGGTAATATGCAACCTAGAAACTATGATCCTTATATATCAGCAGAATGTTATGTGAGTTATCCTAAAAGATTAATATATTCATTACAAGCTCAGAAAGAATCTAAAAAAGATTACTGGAAAGTTTTTCTTCAATATAATTATAAAGATTTTAAAAATGCAGTAAGTGTTATAAAACCAATTAATAAAAGTGGAGCATTAGTATTTTTTCCATACTTATCTCCACAAATGTTTCAAGGTTTAGATACATTAAAGACTACTTTAGATACTAAATTAACAATTGGAGATGGAGGATTATTTAGTCAACCATTTCAAAATGTAGCTAATGCAGATATATCTACAGAGTATGGTTCATGTGAAAGTTTAAAAGGTGTAATAAATACTCCAGCAGGAATATTCTTTATTTCACAAGCACAAGGTAAAATATTTCAATATGGTGGTAAAGGGTTAGATCCTATATCTAATAATGGAATGAAATGGTGGTTTGCTAAATACTTACCATCTTCTTTAATAAAACAATTTCCTTTATTGGAAAATTCTGTTTTATCAGATAATCCTATAGCAGGTGTAGGGTGTCAAGTTATGTATGATTCTGTAGATGACATTGTATACTTTATGAAAAAAGATTATAAACTAAAGTCTGAATATATAGGTGATGCAACATTTAGTGATGCAAATGTTAAACCTATAAGTATAGAAATGACCAATGGTGGAACAACAATTAACGTTGATATTGGAGATCCAATATATTTTGATGATTGTTCATGGACTATTAGTTATGATCCTAAATCTAAAGCATGGATATCTTTTCATGACTGGCATCCTGAATTAGCATTACCTAGTATAAATCATTTCTTTACAACTAAAACATCAACCACTACTATACCACAATGTCCTCCTGGATATGTATTTAATTCTGGAAATGGAATGTGTGAAATAGGTAATAGTACAAATCAAATATCTACACCTGCAAGTTATAATGTATGTTCATTTTATAGACATAATGTTAGATGTGATAGTTTTGTAAATTATTATGGAGATGATTATCCATGGGAAATTGATATAATATCTAATACAGGACAAGCTGTAAATACAGTTAGGAGTTTTGAATATCAACTAGAAACATATGTATACAAAGGAGAGCCAGAATATAATATGTGTGGAGGAGACAAATGGGAAGATTTAAACTTTAATTTTGATACTGCTATTGTATATAATAATGATCAGACATCAGGGTTATTAGTATTAAATCAGCAACCTGTTAATAATCCATGGGGTAATTTAACGTATCCAATAATAGGAATAAACAACATTAATATATTAGCATCTAAAGTTGAACATAAATTTAGATTTAATCAATTTTGGGATATTACAAATGATAGAGGTGAATTCTCAAATGCTGAACAATCTACATTTAATACTGCTTGTAATGGTTATGTTAGACCTCTTAATTCTATAAATTTAAATTATAATAAAATAGCTACACAACGTAAAAAGTTTAGACATTATTCTAATCAAGTTATATTAAGAAGAAATGTGTCAGGAAATAGAAAAATGTTATTAAGACTTAATAATACTAAATTACAACTATCAATGAGATAATGGGACATAAAAAAAGTATAGGATTACCAGGAGGACCAAATGAATACATAACTGATATATCAGAATTTGTATCTATAGAAGGATATAGTAACTATAGTAAAGATATAAACAATCCAGTTAATATCATTGAGTCAGGAAGTATTACAATGAAAGATGTAGATTTTCCTGTATTAGGTACAGACAATCTTGGTAATTCAGAAATGATGACACCAGGTTATAATTATCAATTCCCAGGAGATACTGTTTATGAAATACCCATGGCTCAAACTGGTGATGAGTTACCTGCCCACCTTGAAGAAAAAGATCTTACATCCATTAATGAATTAAATAAAGAAAAAATTAATTCTGCAACATATAGAGAAAGATTAAGAAAGGAGTATTCAAATGCTCATGGTGTAGAGTTATCTGAAGTTGAATTAGATGAAATGGTTTCTAAGTTAAATGTTCAATTAACAAAAGGAGCTAATGATGGTAACACAGGATTCTATACTCAAAATGTACCTGATGGTAATGCAGCTGGGTTTATGTTCTCTGGTGCAGGTCAAATTGATGCTGATGGTAATCAGGTAAATCCACGTACTTCAGGATATGATTGGAATAATGCTACAACTGGTAATATTTATATTGCACGTAATGTATCCCAAAAGGATCCTTATGCAACAGGTACATCACTAGAAGAAAGTGTATCACAACATGAAGTAAATCATAGATTGAATTCTTTAGATGGTTCACCATTATCAAGTAGTGATACAAGTCCTTTATATGATGAATCAAAAATATATCACAACTCATTTTTTGATAATGCTCCATCAGGTTCTACATTTAATCCTGATTTTACTTCAGTGGGAACTCCAGGGGAGTCTACTACTATAGATGGGGTGGAGTATACTACCACTGAAGCATTGACACCAGAAGAAATAAAAGAAAGAACAGAATTTCAACAGTATGCTACACAACCCTTTGAAATAAAATCACAGAAGGCCCAGCTAGAACAAGCTCTGCAAAATGCAGGTATATGGAATCCATCAGACGGAGAATTTACTCAAGATCATGTTGATGCATTAAAGACTTCAGGCATTGAGTTTGGTAAAGGTTTTGATTACCTAACAAAAGGACTTGGTATTAATGAGTTACTAGATAATACAGTTCCTAAACCTGGAGAATTGGTTAATGGTATGACTTCTTATACACCATATGTAAATAGTCAGTTTGATAGATTCCTTGGAGAATCAGGAGTTAAAGATATGAGTTACTATGGGAAAGAAGAAGATATGCGTAGTGTTAATCCAACAACTTATGAAAATTTAAACAGGAGTGTATATGATAATAGAGGTAGTAAAAAATGGAATGATTGGGCTGATAAACATCAGCTTATTTCAAATGACTACTCTGAGGCACGTTCAGATTATAGTTCTATAAAGAAATATATAGATAAGGGTGATGATTCAAGTTCATTAGACGCTATAGCATTAGAGGAGTTTGGATTTACACCTAATGGAAATGGTTATTATACTGAAGAACAAGATGTGCAGATTGAAGGATTACTTGAGAAGTATAAAACTATTTATGATACTAAAACTACATTAAGAGAGGAGTCAGAGGATTTAAGACCACAAGAAGAAGGGCTTTTTGGATCACATGGATGGCTCAAAGACTTTAAGGGTAACATGAATAAAAAGAAAGCCATCAAGAAGTTTAATAAAGCTTATGGAACTGATTATAATTCTTGGGATGAAATGAAGAATCAAGGATGGAGAGATGCTGAAAACTCTCGGGATGTTGCTGATTATAAGACTAAAAATAATGTTGTAGATAATGAAAACGGAACTCCTGATTATACTCACATAAGAGGTACCTTTCGTAGAGAGATTGATAGAATTAATAATTTAATGAGTGAACATGGTGGTAATGAAAATATAAAAGACTGGAAAGAGCAGGGTACACAGTATTCATTCTCACCTGGTTATATACCAAATAGGTTAGATTTTAATAAACAAAATGCAGAATCTTATCTAAAGGATCCAACGTTTATGCCTAGAAATGAGTTTGCAGATAAATCTGGATGGGAATTTCAGAATCCTAATGGAAAAGCTGATTGGGAGGAAAATCAAAGAAATTATAAAACTTCTGTAGATAATGGTATTTGGCAAAATGATTTATATACTCAAGCTATTATGAATCTACCTAAGAGTCAAAGAGATGCATATGTAGCATACTATAACAACCCAAATACATCAGATAAATTAACTACAAGAGAAGAGCTTCAAGATTATAAGGCACAAATGATAATGATGAATGAAGGTTTAGGTAGTATCAAAAACTTCTATAAAGATAAGAAAAAATCAACACAAAAGTACATAGATGAAAAGAATAGACAGTTTATTATTGATGCAGATTTAAAAAAAGCTGATGATATAAAAACCAATACTGACTTAAATAATAAAATAGCTCCTAATCTTATAAAGTTTATGAATGAAGTAGCTATGGATGATGAATTAATGCCATCTAACTTAGCTAAGTTTGGGGGAGACTTGCAAGGTAATCAGAACCAAATGGAGACTGCTAGTATACATAGTATAGAAAACAAGGATGGTGCTTATGAAGATCAAAGTTGGTTTACAAAAGCCAATCATGCATTTAGTGAGAACATGTATAATAATGCACAAAGAACAAATCAGGGACAGGCACCGGTTATTGGTGCAGTAGGTAATATTGTAGATGCAAAAAGCATATATGATTTTGGAGAAAAAGCATATGAGGGTATAAGCAACTGGATAAGTGAAGGGAGTAACAATAAGATTACTGGACAACCAGAAGGTGTTGTTCCCATGAATGTAGGGCAATATGGTATTGAGCTACCAAAAGCTCAAGATGGATATGTGACAGATTATAAGAATAATCCTAATGTTTATGATAACGCTAAATATACTAAGGAGGAGTGGGCAGATATAATGAGGGAACATGGTACAAAAAAAGATGGAATGGTTTGGAGTAATGAAGCCCCTTACGCATATAAAAATGAAGCAGGTAAAAATATATATGGTAGTTGGGTTAAAGACGAGAAAGGCACAAAAGAAAGTGAATGGGAGGATGAGTATGGTGACCCTGTATATGGTACTTGGGTGGACGGGGTAGAAGGAATGCAAAAACCTAGAAAGCAAACGTATGAAGATATGGCACAAGACATCTCAGGTAAAATATTTGCAGAATCTTACGGACTAACTTTCAAGTCTAAGGAAGAGGGTTCTGATGCTGAAGGTAGCTACACCAAATATACTTATGGTAATGATGGCAATACATCAGATTATTACGTAGAAATTAGAGGTGATAAGGCTCCAGACTTAAAGGAGCCAGCTAGAAAAAAGTATACACCAACATCTCTTCCTATGAAGAATGTTGAATTTCTTCCTATTAATACTGAGCTAGGATTAATGACATCACTTCCATATGAATTAAAAGATTCAGAATACTTTACTATAGAACAAGTTGGAATAGGCACTAATACTTATCCAAAAGGAGATGACGGTTTAGCTTTAATTAGATTAAAAAATCCTTCAGGGAGTGTGGTATTTGAAGGTAGTCAAGCAGAGTACTTAGAAAAATACGGAGATGTATTAGAACGAGGAACTAAAGAATATGGTCAAGATGATCTTAAACATAGACTTTATCCTAACTTAAAATATGGAGGTTCATTACCTAAAGCTCAAGATGGTTGGTGGAGTGATTTTGAAAAAACAAGAGCAGGAAAATTTACAGGTGCTAAAGGGTTAAGACAGGATGGAGAACATATCATGGCAACTATTGGAGATTACTTTGGATATGAGGCAGATGAAGGAAAAGATTTTGCATTAGATGCTGCTGCTACTTTAAATCCTATTCCAGACTTTTTACATGCTGGAACTAAATTAGAAGAAGGAGAATATACTGATGCAGCTTTATATGCAGGCTTTGGAATATTACCATTCACTGCAGGACCATTAGTTAAAGGGGTTAAGAATAAAATCATTAATCCAATTAAGAACGCATTCAAATCAACTCCTGCACCTAGAGGTACAACTTTGAATAAATATAAACAAATCAAAACTTCATTTGATGATTTACTAGATGCACCACAAAAATATTCAGAATCATCAAAATTTAATTCTAATGGTTTACTTAATGTACCAAATTCTAGTGTTCCAACAAGACATGGAAAACTACCATTAAGGAATGGTCAACTTGATATTTCAGTAACAGGTGAAGGAACACAAGACTTCATGGTCCAAGTAAATAAGATTGGAGATACAGAAAGTGGAATGCAGATGATGACAAGATTAGATGTTCCAAATGCTTATTATATAGATATGTCTATGACTAACCCAATGGATGCTGGACAAACTATGAAATACTTAACTGAATTTATGCCAAAAGGTAGTACTATTAGTAGTAAGACATCTTTAAGTTTGGATAGTTATAAACTTATGTTAAACAGAGTTAAAAGAGGAGACTTTTCTGTTGTGGATAATATTTCTTCTAGAAGTTATACACCAAATTCTAGAATGGATCTAAATATGTTATCAAAAGACGCATCCAGAATAAGTACTAATTCTGGTGGATGGATGAGCAAGACTGATGCAGAAGCTACTATTAAAAAAATAAATAAAATGTTAGATGATGCTGGTGTTAAAACATCAAAAGGAGCAGCAGCTAATAGAATGACTCCTCATGTACGTGGTGAAAGTGCAGCATCTTTAAATTATAAAGTAACTATGCCTAACTTAACATTGAAGATGGAATATAAACAAGGTGGTGAAGTATCTCTTCCTAAAGCACAAGATGGTTTAGGATGGGATGCTGGATCACTTTTTCCTAGACAAGAAGGCTATAATGTAAAATCAACATTAGGGCCTGTGGGAAATTATATAGAAGAAACTAATGAATATAAAGCTCCTGAAACTTGGCAAGAAACTATAGATTTTATTAATCTTGATGGATTGAAGGATGGTATTTCACAAGCAGAAAGTGTAGGTGGAGTTTTAATGTTAAACGAACAATCTACAGCTACAGGTTTATATGGTCAAAGATTTTCTGAGATAAAAAAAGGTAAATTATATGATGGTACAAGAGAAGAGTTTTCAAAAGATCTTGATGCTCAAAATAAATTGTTTGAATCAAGATTAAAGGAAGGCCTTAAATCAAATAAAACAACTCCATTACTTAGAGATGCATGGGATCTTACAAATGAATATGCACCTCAAATTGAAGATTTTAATTATTCATATGAAGACATAATTGGTTTATCTAATTTTTTAGGTAGAAAGGGTACTAGAAGGTTTTTTGGTGATGTAATAAGAGATGGTAAATCTTTAGAAGAAGCAATACCAAATATGTATGGTTCTGGTAGAGCAAAGGATAAAAATGGAAATCCTGTTGAAAATAAAACACCTCAAGAATATTTAAAAATTATAAGACAATTTTATAAAAAAGAAGGTGGAGAATATAATGTTTTTCAAGATTATATAATGGGTAAATATAGTAATACAGATAAAGAAAAATATGCAGAAGGCATATATGATAAATTAAATAGAGTGCATTATAGAGAAGCAAAAGAAGCAGGGATGTCTCCTGCTAATTATATAATGACTAACCTAATGGGGGATTCTTAAACCCTAAAGATTAGTGAATCTCCTTAATTATTTGTATATTAATAATATAATATAATGAAAGTGAATCTAAACAAAAAAAGTGTAAAACAAGCAGGAGGAGGAATGATGCCATCTATGATGCAACCTCAACAACAACAACAAGTTGATCCTGCCATTCAACAGATTTCTGAGTTCTTTACTTCTTCAATTGGAGAAGGTAAAAAACCAGAAGAAGTTGTTATTAGTTTAATGCAACAAGAAGTTGATCAAAATACTATTGCTCAAGCATTAATGAGTATGGGATATGTTGAACAAGAGTTGACTATTCTATTTAAAAATGTAGAAGAGTTATCTCAACCAAAAGCTCCATCTAATCAACAAATTAATAATAATCCTCAGCAATTAGCTAGAGATCAATCAATTCAAGAAAATCAACCTGCAATGATGAATGTTGATCCTATTGAATTAGCTAAAGAAGGAGATGAAATAAGTTATAGTACAGCAACTAATAATCCAAACATTAAACAAGGTAATGAAGGTATGATAACTCCTTCACCACTATTTGTAAATCCCACAGCTTTTATGACGGGTGATAATTTTAGTTTGGGTAAAGCAGCTAATACATTAGCTGGTGGTTATAATAGTCTTTTTAGTGGTAAGGATTCAAATAATGATGGTGAGAAGGATGGTGCATTTAGAGATTGGAAGACTAAAGCAGTAAATAATAAAATTGATAAATATGCTAATGCAGATTATACTGTAACTATGGATGTTGGTGATGAAAATATAGGCAACATGAATAATTGGTATAATCAATGGATGAAAGAGAATCCTGAAGAAAATGAGTTAGGTCAAATTATTGAAGATATGCCCACTGATATAACTCTACCTCCAATTACACAAGCTGGTAACAATATGCAAGATTGGATGACAGAGAAAGGATCTGCTTTAACTGGAGCTGCAAAGGAAACATATGAGTCATTAAGAAAAAAATTAGGTTTTAAATATGGAGGTGATCTTCCTATAGCACAAAATGGAGAGTTTGATTTTGAAGAAGAACCTTTCTACTATCAATATAGTGACGGTACTAATCCAGCTGAAGGTCAAGGTAATCCAATACCATTTGAGCAAAGACCAGGAAATTCAGAAGCTGAACAAACAATAGCTCTTAATGATCAAATGAGAATGGATGAAGCTAATGCTGAATATGATTTAGCTAATCCTTCAGCAAATGATTTATGGTCTAAAATTAAAATGCCAGAAGTTGATGCAGATTTTGGAGGTCTTGGAGGATTTATAGATAGAACTTTAGATAGTAATGTTGCAAATGCATATGGTGCTACATCTAATTTTTTAGTAGAAGGTGCAGGTGTATTTAATGATTTCATGAAAGATAAAGAAATAGATGCAGCTAAGACAGATAATTATAATACGTTTGCACTAGCTGATAATATATATGGTACTAAAACAGATCCTTTTAATAAAAGAGGTACAACAGATATTAATTCTGGATTAATAGGTAGTGAAGCAGATAGAACTACAGGTTTATATATGAGTAAAGATGGAGGAGAAACAGCAAATGTTGATTCAGCAATGTTAGCTAAACTAATTGCAGCGGGAGCTGATATAGAAATGTTATAAACATGAAAAAAATAAAAATAAATAAATTACCAGAAGGATTTAAATTAGTTGACGGCAAGGTTGTTGAAACAAAATTTATGAGAGATGGTGGTGATACATATACAACAGGTGATCAAGCTGATTATGGTTTGGTTACAACTCCACAGAATTACTATGGTTCTACTAACTTTAATAATACACGTGATGAAAGTGTTAGGTTTAGTTTATCTGGTGTTCCAAGAGACAATGCTAATATAGAAGCAGAAGGTGGAGAAACAGTACTTACAGATTTAAATGATGATGGTAGTTTTGGTTTATATGACATTAAAGGACCTAGACATTCTAAGGGTGGAGTTCCAATGTATTTACCAGAACAGTCTTTTATCTTTTCAGATACTCCTAAATTAAAATTCACAAAAGATGAAATGGCAGAATTTGATGTAGGAGGAGAAAAGAAAACTCCTGCAAAGATATCTAAGAAATTTGGTTTAAATGAATTTTATGGAGAGTTAGATTCACAATATGCAGATAACATATCATCTACAAGTGCAGAACTTATGTTAAAAAAGAACATGGAAGATTTATCTAAATTAGCTTTTGTACAAGAAGCTAAGAAGGATTTTTCTGATGGAGTACCATTGGCATCACATCCATATTTACTTTCTATTGGACAAGATCCAATAGAGTTCACAGCTAAGATGGAAGAAATCTCTGTGAAGAAAGCTGAAAAAAATGCTTTTGAAGCTCTTCCTCCTCAACAACAACAGCAAATGTTAATGCTTCAACAGATGATGGCTCAAGCTCAACAAGAGCAACCTAATCAAGAAAGCTCACAAGGTACACATCAAATGCCTGATGGAAGCATGATGTCAAATGCAGATATGCCATCTCAATCTGGACCTCAAGGTGAAGGAGCTAATTCAAATCCTTTTGAACAATTAGAATTAGCTGAAGCAAATAACTCTATAATTGGTAATTCTAAATTTGGAGGACATATACCTAAAGCAGAAGAAGGAGATGAAGTAAAAGAAGATAGAAAACCGGGTGATTTTAAAAATCCATATCCTGCAGGCTCTGATGAATATAATAAATTAGAAGAGTATAAAGCCAATGGATATGAATTATCTATTGTTGATGGACAAATAAGAGCATACAAACCTTATGAATCTAGATTTAATACTGAAAATACACGTACAAGAAAATCAGGAACAGATGTAGAGCAAGAAGGTGGTGTATCAATATATAATGAAGATATAGAAGGACAAGGTGAAGTACTTCAAAATGCACCAATAGGTGAATATAGATATGGTATATTATCTGAAGGTAATAGACCTCTTAATCAAAAGAATACGGGTGCAGCATATGGTTCAGCAGACATTACTAACGAGGAATCTAAAGCTGACTTTATGAATAGATGGGGTGATGTAGTTGAAAATATAGATGGCTTTGCATATGATGCTGGCCCAGATCATCCACAATGGGCTGAATTTCAAATACTTGCAGAAGAAACAAGAAAAAATGAAGCTGCAAGTTTAGGTATACCTTATGTACCTTATTTCAAAAAAGAAGGTGATGAAGGTTATAGAAGAGGAGAAGGTTTTGATGGAGCATTAGGATTACATACTTTTAATACACCTAGGTTAGATGTAGACTTTACATCTCAAGAAGAAAACTTTATGAATCTTCCAATTCCAGAAGAACCTGAGTTAATACCAAATGACATTAAGGTTGCAGATACACCTGATGCAAAATGGTGGTCACAAGATTTAAATAATTTAAGTGCATTAGGAGCTATTGATGATAATTTATATATGCCTTGGGCTCCTCAATTAGAAGATCAAAAGATTGATTATGTATTAGATGATTATACTGGTAGAGTAAATGCAAATTTAGGTTCACAAAATACTATGGCTCAAGCATTAGGAGCATATGGGCCACAAGCTATTGCACGTAGTAATATACAAGGTAAAACATTAGCAGCAAATGCTCAAGCAATAAATCAAGTTAATCAAAACAATGTTAAGACTATGAATCAAGTTGCAACATTACAACCACAACTTGATATGAAAGTAGATATGATGAATAATGCTACTAACACTAAACTTTATGATGATACAAATGTAGTATTGCAAAATGCAGATAATTTTGCTAATTGGAAAATTGGAAAAAATAATGAGCTGTTTAATGCAGGAGCTACAAACTTAGCTAATACAGCTAACTTAAATTCTACAAATGATTTATATAAAATTAATCCAGAAGGATATGGGTTAATAGATTTTACAGGTAAAGGAAATGAACTTTATGAAGACCCACGTGGAAATGCAATGGACTTTAATGAATTTTATGCTGATCTAAATAAGAACAATTTAAGTAAAAAAGATTTAAGTCCTGAAACAGCATGGGAGATATATCAGTTGCAGAATAAAATGAAGCCAACTACAACAAGTGGTCAGCAATCATTAATAAATAACCCAACTCAAGGATATACTAGTAATACAAATATTACAGATAAGGTAGAAGGGAAGAACGGAATAGAAACAAGAAAGTGGGCAATGCCATTTTACAGTGGTAAGATGGGTGCTTAAACTTAAAGAGTTTACCCAAAATATTTTGTAAACTTATAAAATTATACTAATTTTGAATTATGGCAACATACATTAAAGGAGCAGATACATATTTACCAGACATTAAACCATTCACACCGGATTATAAATTTTTGTCTGCAGTTTTAGAGACTAGAAAAGATAAGTATGACTCCAATTTTAAAGCAACAAATGACATATACAATAAGGTTGTATATTCTGATTTATCTAGAGTAGACACTAGAGAAAAGAGAGATCAGTTTGCAGAAAATCTAGGCCCATCTATTGAAAAAATTTCTGGAATGGATTTATCATTACAACAAAATGCTGATGCTGCACAAAATGTGTTTGCCCCGTTCTATGAAGATGATTTAATTGTTAGAGATATAGTTCAAACAGCACAATATAGAAAGGAAAGCAGCTATGCTAATAGATTATTAGAGTCAGGTACTGAAGAAGGAGCAGATAGATATTCTGCTAATGGTGTAAAGAGTTTACAATATAAGATGGATGATTTTATAAATGCTACACCTGAAAAAGCATTAGGTATGGCTGCTCCTAATTATGTAGATGGTGTGAATTTATTTAATTTATCTCAAGAAATCTTAGGTTCCATGGATCCTCCATTATCAATGGAGATGGATATGGGAACAACAGCAGATGGTAAATTTTTGATTAGACAAAAAAATGGAGCATTAATAACAGGTGCTGCATTAAATGTATTAGAACAAACATTACTAAAAGATCCCCGTGTTATTGCTGCTTATCATGATGATGCTTTTGTATCAGGAAGAAATTTTGCTGCACAAGGAATTCAAAATGGACGATATTCAAATGTTGAACAAGGTCAAGAAGCATGGGCTAATGAAACTATAAACAGAATAAATACACTTAACGCAGAAGCAATTGGTAAAAATGTTATAGAAGCTAGTAAAGCTGAAGCAGCTAATGTTACTTGGGAAAATTACAAAGCAAAAAATGGTATTATACCAGGTTCAGATTTAGATATAGCAATGCAAGAACAAATGTCTGCTGCTGAAGCTACAAAAGCAGCATTAGATGCTAAGATGGAAGTAAAAAGGGTAGGAGAAATACCTACCAAAACATTACCTGGGACATTAAATAAAGCCTATAATATGATTTTAAGTTATAATTTAGGTTCTGATATGCATAAAGCTGCAACAGCATTTGCTTCTCAAGATCAAAGTTATCTACTAAGAGATAATAATTATGAGTTATTAAATCAAAAGTTTTTGTATAATATGGCTGAAATTAAAGCAAAGGCTGATAATGCAGTAAACTTAGCAAAACTAAAAGGTGAAATAGTAATGCCTAATCAAGATGATCTAGCTAATAAATTAACTAAACCTGTTATAACTTTCAATGCTGCTACTGGATTTGATTATGAAGTTGATCCAGAAACTCTTGAGCCAGATGAAAATGCAGATCTAATAATTAAACTTGATGAAGATATTGTTACAGAAGGTAACAAACTAATGAATAATCAATTAGGTGATTTATTAAATATGATGCAGATATTAAATCCTTTAGGAGATAATGTTGAAGAAAACCAAACATATGGGATTAAATTATCCAATGGAGAAGATTATAGAGGTACAATTGCTGAAATAAGAAAAGTGTTATCACAAACTGAAGAAGGTGAAACAGAAGAATTAATGATCTATCCTAATAAAAATACAATACAAGAATTATTTAGTTCAACTTCTGAAATATTTAAAGATACAAGAGAATTAACACTACAAAATCCTGAAATGACAATTGGTACAGATAGACGTAATCAATATGATGCATTATATAAAAAGATATTTGGACTAGGTGGGACTCAAATTCAAGAAGCAGGATTTAATCAAGCAATAGAAACTTCAAAACAAAATCAATTAGAAGCATATAAATTAGTTGAAGCTCAATTAACTAGACCTGGAGATGATTTAGAAAATACAAATGTTAGAGATTTAGTAGCATCAGGATTTCCAAGCATTCTAGATAATCTTGGTAATGTAATTCCTAAAGATAAGTATCTTGAAAAAGTTACAGATCTTATTAGAAAAGGAGAAATTACTAATCCAGATCTTAAGGGTTGGGATTCAGGATCAGATAGTAAAAATTATATGATCCCTGCTTATAATGAGGTGAAAGGATATGACCCTACTTATAAAAGAGTAGTGACTAGACAAGAACCAAAATATAATACAGATGGTTCAAGAGCAATGATGATTGATATGTCAGCTGTAAAGAATGATGCAGAAGAAATGCATAACACATTATATGCAGGTCTTAATACAATGTTACTAAGCGGTGAAGTATCTACAGGAAATTTATATGCTACACTAGGTGGTAATTCTGAAGGTGCAGCAGACTATAGTGCCAACCCTTCTATATCATATACTATAAATCCTCTTGTTACAAACCAAGGAACTCTTGAAGGACAAAAAGAATTAAGTAATTTTATTGATCAAATAAATAGATTTGAATTAGACGGTGTTATTTATGGAATAGTGCAGGGTGATATAAATAATGTTGATGCAGAAAGTTTAATGGTTAAAGATCCAGTAGCTGTAAAAGCATGGAATTTATATAAAGAAGATTTAGCTACATGGTATGGTAATCCTAAAAGATCTAACTCAGATGCTATAGCCCCTATTGCTGATTTAGTTTATAATAGTGTTTATGGTAAGGCATCTGATGGAGAAAAAACAACTGCTGGATATCAAATTAAATTCAGTCCAGAATGGTTGGCATCAAAACAACAAGGTTCAAATACTAAAACTTCATCTGAATTTGGAGCCTTTACAAAAGAGGAAATCCTTAAATTATCTGGAGAATCAGGAAATGGTGAAGAAAATGGAATAAAAGGTTCACCTGGTATATCATTTATATTTGATCAAAGATATGATAATAATGTTAAAAGTAAAAACAATACATATTACTCTCAAGTAGAAACAGCTATATTATCAGGAAGCAATTCAAATTATGCAGACTTTACTGTCCCTGATGGTATAAATTCTACAGCAGAGTATAGAGTTATTAAAAATGGTATAAATGATTACTGGATACATTATGATCTTAAAACATATGTACCATATGATGCAAAAGATAAAACTGGAGGTACATATAGTACAGAAAAAGTATCCCATCAATTAAAACCTGAAGTATTAAGAGGCAACTTAAAAAATCTTGATGAAGCAGTGGAGGGTTTACAAACATACTTTGAGCAACATAGACAAATGAATATAGATGCTGAAGCAAAAGATAGAGCAATAAACGGACAAAAATAATAAATAGAATGGAAGATCAGTCTGAAAAAACATTAGGTACTACAATTGCTAATTCTCAAAGACCTACTACAAGTATAATACCACCTGGTCAATTTACTTTTACACCTGTAGAAGAAATGTTTGATAATCCCATGACTCAAATTGCTGATGTAATTGCTGTTGATCCTGGTTATTTATCTAACATAGATCAATATAAAACTGATATAGACAAATATGGTATTAATGCTATGGCAAGTTTGGGTTCACCAATTCCTTCTATAGCAACTGATACTTATAATCCTGTTGCTCAACAAAATCCTTCAAGCAATACTTTCTCTCAGATACAAGAAGTATTAGATACTAATTATTCTAAAGGTCCTGCTAATGATAGAATTGCTCCTAGATATGCAAGCATGAAAGCTACACAATTTATGAGATACTATAAACATCCAGATTTTGCTGAACTTGGATTTTCTCCTTATTCCAACAATGAAGAATTCTACAATACTAATTCAACTATATATGATGACATGGCTAGAATGCGTGGTCAATTCTGGAGTCTTGCTGGTTCAGGTTTTAGTAGTGTATATAGATCAATGGGAGATGCTTTAGATGGTGATTCATATTTCTCATCTCCAGATTTAGAAACAGCGTCAGAATTTGAAAATGCAATGGCTATAGGTAACTCTAGTAGAAGTGGAGGTATGGCATGGACTAATAATTTTTTATTAAACAGTGCATATACGGTTGGTATTTTAGGTTCTATTGCTGTTGAAGAATTAGCATTAGCAATTGGAAGTGCTGCAGCAACAGCTACAGGTGTAGGTGCTCCAGCTGGGGTTGGTACTTTTGCAGCAGGAACAGCAAGAAATGTATATAGAGCTGGAAATGCATTTAAAAACTTTTTTGATGTAAGTAGGTTTGCTTCAGGTGCTAGAGATATTATGAATACATTAAGAGCAACAGATGCAGCAAAAGACTTTTGGTCAGCAGCATCTACAGGAGGTAAAGTACTAGGTCAGATGTTTACTCCTAACACAATGTATGCATTAAAGAATCTTAAGACTACAAAAAATGCTACACAAAATGCAATAAATTTAGCTAAGATGAGTGCTACATTTGGTGGATTTTATAGAGATGCTAGAGCTGTCAATCTTGCACTTGCAGAAAGCAAGTTAGAGGGTGGTATGGTATATAATAGAATAATTGCAGAAGGAATACATATAGCACAAAATAAATCAGGGCGTGGTGTTACACCAGAAGAAATGCAGAACATAAGTAGTAAAGCATCAAAAGGAGCTTTTTATACTACAATGGCTAATGCTCCTATTATATATGCTAGTAACTGGTTTGTATTTGGTAATGCACTAGGTGGATTTAATAGATCACTAGGTAGAGTATTTAATGACTCTTTTACTAGAGGTGTAAAAAGAATTGTAAAAACTAAAGCTACAAGAGATAGTGCTGGTAAATTAGTTAAAGATGTATTTGAAGATGTTGGTACAGGAATAGCTGGTACTATAAAAATGATTAAAGCAGGAGGTGCAAAAGGTATAGTAGGACGTGGAGCTGCAGGAGCAGCTAGATATTTTTCAGCAAATATTGCAGAAGGTATTCAAGAGGTTTCTCAAGAAGCAGTGTCTTCAGCTACAATAGGCTACTTTACTGAAGTATTAAAAGATCCCTTAGCAGGTGGTATAGATTTACAAAATGCTATGATTGCTTCAGGAATGGGTGAACAACTAAGTGGTGAAGGATTTAGTGTTTTTATGTCAGGTTTTTTAATGGGTGGTGTTATACAAGGACCACAAAAATTATTTTTCCAAGGAGTTCCTTCTATATATAAGTATGGTTTAAATGAAGCAGGCATCAGTGTAGGGTCTAAAGGACAAAATGAAGCTTGGTCAGAATATAAAACCATGAGAGATGAGTTTATTACTCAATCAGTTAGTGCACATAATAATGCATGGAATTCACATATAATTAGTCCTGAATCTATGTTTGATTCTACTAAGATGAATTTTTTAATTCAGAAGCAAGTTGCTGATGGAATGAAAACAAGTGCATACAATGGTGATCAATTTGGATTTACTGACTACCAAGATTTTGGAAAATTTCAGCAAATGTATCATGTGTTTAGTAATGGATCTTCACATTTTTACAGACAGCAATTAACAGACATGTTAAAACTTACTGATGCGGAACTAGCAGAAGCTTACCCAGCAGATAAGAAAGATATTAAATCAGGAAAATTAAGAGAGCGTCTTAGTAATATGGTGACTCAATTAGATAAAATGGAAATTCAATATCAAGCATCTAAAGATTTATTTCCAAATCCTTTTGATAGAAGTGTATATAACAAAGGCACTAGAGAATATGTAGATGAAGCACTTAAAGAGAGTGCATATGAACATGCTAGATATTTATATATGTTTACTCAAGATGGTTTTGAACAAGCATTAGAAAGAGCTGATGGAATATTTAATACATTAGCAAATGATCCTTTATTTGATAAGATGGCTGCTAGTGATATAACAGTTTTATTAAGTATGGATTCTATTAATAGAGAACTTGATTTACTTAGAGCTGAGATAGCAATGACTATCCAAGATGGGATGATTCCAGATAAAGGAATTGCAGAAAGTAATAAAGTAAAACAAGAAAAAATAAAAAGACTTCAAGCTATTAAAACTATACTTGAAGATCCTAAAAATGCAACTTCATTAGAGGGAGGTAGAAAAGGTAGTTTTGACAGAAGAAAAATAGAAAAACTAAGAGTTGAATTTAGAAATTATGTAAGGTATATGGCTTCTTCAGCTGGATCATTTGTTAATAATGATCAAATTGATGAAGCATTAAAAGATATAGTTGATCATATTGCTTTAAAAGATAGAGCTAAAGTATATGATAAAGCTATAGAATATTTACAAAATCCAGGTAGATTAGATGAAATAGCTGATAGACAGTTAATAGTAGCTAAACAATACTATAAAAATATTAAAACTAACTTTGAAGAAACATTAAAGAAGTATGTTGATATTGTAGAGGCTAATCAATTAATGAATGAGTTAGCTAGTATAAATGTATTTGTAGACCCAGAACAAACTAAAATATTTTTACAAACAAATGATGCATCTGTATTAAGATCTTTTTATGATGATAATGGGCCAATAAATCAAATAAATGAAAATGGTGAAAATATAATCATCAATCAAACAAAGTATGATTTAATTCAAGGAAAAATAAATGTATATGTTGGTATAAATAATAAAGATACTACTGAAGAAAAAACAGAAGAACAAGTAGAAGATCAAGTTATTGCAGAAAACTTTTCAGATGTAGATGCAATATTAAATGATGCTGGTATAACTATTGTATTAGAAGATACTAATAATACACCTCTACTTAATCAATTACTACAAAAGCAATATGATTTATACTCATCTCCAGCAGCATTAGCTGGACAAGATGTTATGACTTTTAATGAATGGAGAGATAGTCAGCAAGGTATAAATATACAAAATTCTTTTAATGCTATTAAGAGAATATGGGCATCTGGTGAATCTACTATAGGAGCAGATGGTAAACTATCCTACATTTCTCCTGTATCTAAAGCTGATATAAAATCTGAAAAAGGTTTTATTGAATGGTCTAAAACAAGGGTTGCAATTGAAGATCCTAATATTAATAAAATATTAGATATATCTAGTTTAAAGTATAGTGATATTTTTGAGATAGCAAGTCCTGAATTTACAGAAGGAGATGTAATTAATAAAAATGCTAAGGGAGAAACAACCAAAGAAATATATTATATTGGTACTCTTGGTAATATAGTTGAGATAACAACTTTAGATCCTACATCTGGTGAACCTACAAAGTTCTATAAGTTGGTAGATAAAGAAGGGAATGATCTCTCCAAAGAGATGAGAGCTTTAACTAATTCTAAGTATGGATCATATTTAAGTGCTGCTGAAGCTAAAGCAGACTTAAAAATAATTGAAGCATCAGCACCTAGTACAGGTAAGTTTACATTTGATGGAGTAGAAGGACTGAACCAGGGAATGATTATCTATGATAAAAAAGATGGTACAAAATATATTATATTAAGTACTCCTAAACAAATACAAGGAGGATATTTAAAGATAATTGAAGCAAGTAAAAATCATAAGAATAGAGAAGATTCAGATATAAAATTATTACAAGTTGGACAGTTTGATGGAAGTTATACTTTACAAGATATTTCTTTTACAATGCTTCCTAAATCAGTTAATAGAATACAAATTAGTGAACTAATATCTTTTTATCCTCATGTAGGAAGAGAAGGTAGATTAGCTGCAGTTGCTAGACTTGAACTAATAATGAGTGTGTTAACTCCTCAAGAGTTAGCAGGTTTAGAATTGGTTATAGTAGAAGATACTAATAGTGGGGAAAGCAAAGGTAATTATCAAATTAAAGGCCGTGATGGTACAGTGTATGGTGAAGCTAATCCATATATAGAAGAGTTAGTATCTAAATATAATATAGGTGTAAAGATACCAGCCTCTAATATAGAATTAACAAATAAGATTAATGCTGCATTAGTAAAGGCAAAATTACCTATATCTGATTCACCTAATGGTGTATTTGGATATTTACCTAATGCAAGATATAGGTTAACAAACCCACAAGGTGAAAGTATTGTATTACCTAATAT